GGAAAGATCACACCACGTGACGCCTACACGGCCAACAAGAAGGATGTCTCAACCTATGTAAAGACGTGTGTTGAAATGGGTATACCTAGCTCAGCGGTTTCCCAGACCCTGGACACCTTCGCCATGTTCACGACCAAGCCATGACAGCAGCCAACAACATTCTCGATACGAAGGTCTTTACCGCCAGGAACCCTCCTGTCGGATACGACGTCGTTACCGAAAATATGCTGACTGTACCCGCCACCGGTGGGAAGGTTTTTACCTTCCTGCTCAGCGGGGAAAAGCTGAGTTGGGTCAACCTGAACCTGTGGCTATACGATCCGAAATCAGCAACGTGGTTCGAGCTCGTCATCGAGAAGACGATCTTCTCTGGCGTCCCGTATCAGGTGCTGCTGCCTGCTGAGTCTCAGGTGTACGTGCAGATAAACCGAGCTAGCTCGACTTTGCCGACTCGTCTTGTCTGCATCCCACTGAACAGTCAGCTGATTGGGTTGTCGGTCAATCCGTCACTGACCAGCTACTCCACGGCAGAGGAGAACGGCCGGATTGTGTCTACACACCCGTGCCGACTGAAGACATTCGGTGCCAGGAACGGGACATCCGCCACGGCGTACATCCAGCTATACGACTTGGCGTCTGCCCCCGCCCCTGGTGCCGTTCCGTCTATGGTTCCACTGGCGTTGACCACCGGAACACAGAGGCAGCTGGATCTGAGCCGTGTTTTTCACAACGGTTTGGCTGTCTACGCGTCGTCTACGATGAACATCTACACCCCTTTTACAGCAGGGGATGCGAACAAGTGCTGCTTCGAGGCTGAGTATCTTCTGGACGTGGGCTAGAACTAGCTGTCATTGTTGTTGTCAAGGAATGGTGTACATTCCGCACTCAAGGAGACTGAAAAATGGGAGCTTCCCGAAACACTCGCAAAACGATCCCCGCGCGAAACACCCCCAACCCACTGCCCGTCGAAGGCGGACAGACGACCGATGGTGAGATGGGTGGGGTCGGCTCCACCTACACGGCCGTTCTCAACGAGCGGCAAAACAAGTCTATCCGCGGAACGAACATCGGACCTGATCGCCCATCGGCGAACACTTCGATGATTCCGAACGTGGATGACTCGGTTCGCAAGACCGGGCGAGTTTTAGGAAGGGGAATGGCAATGGCAAACAAGAACCGGAAGTTCCTCGGTAACTTCAACGATACCGCCGCCCCAGATGCGTCTAGCACGCAGGAAGAAACCACCCAGGTTGCTCCCCAAGCAGAAGCTCCTGCACCGGACTTCGAGGCAGAAGCCGCAGCAGCTCTGAAGGAGTTCCAGGCAGCACAAGCTCTGGCGAAGAAGGCCGGGCAGGCACCGGCCCCGGCGCCTACCACTGCCCCAGCTCCTGCACCGCAGCAGGTGCAACAGCCGCAGCAATCGCAGCAGACGGAAGCTCAGATCGAAGCCCTCCGCCGAGAAATCGAGCAGATGAAGGCGGATGCGGAGTTCAACATTCGACAGGGAGAGTTGAACACCTATCGTCTGTCTATCATCAACGCCGCGATGCAGCGAGGGGACTCCGTCATCGAGGAGTTGGTGTACGGAAGCTCCGAGGCTGAGCTAGACGCCACACTTGATGCGTCTATCAAGCGTCACAAGGCGATTGCGGCCTCTGCCTTGGCCGCGGCGCAGCGAGCTGGTGGTGTGCAGGTCGCACGTACCGCTCCCGTGGCTGGCCGACCGCCTGCCCCAGCTGCCCGATCTCCGGAGCCTCCACCTGCGGCTGCTGCCCCGAGTACCCCGTCGAATCTGAATGCCCCAGCCCCTGTCGAAACGCAGGAAGTGGACATTTCAGAGCTTCTCACTGCGGAATCGATCCGAAATGGCGCCTACGCCAAGAACCGAGAGGCGATCCACCGACATCTCCGCGAGCAGATTCGTGGAGCCCAAAGTGGTACCGCCCCCACACAAGTAACCCTCCAACCGTATAACCCGCCACAGAGCCCACAGCGCTCACTCATGGCGGGAGTGTCTATCCCGCACATCACCCCGACTGTTCAGCGCACACAGCCGCAAGGCAACTTCATCGCGCAGTCTGGTGTGCGCAGCCCGACGGCTGCACCGGTCCCGGCACCGCCGCAGACATCTACGCCGCCCCAACCTGGAAATGCAGCCAATGGTTTTGATGTAGCTGCTGCACGGGCGGCGGCGCAGGCCGCGTCGTCTGCTGGCTCGACGTCTATTCAGCAGATCACGCAACAACGATACGGAAATCAGCAGTTAGGGAGATCACAGAATGCCTTCGTCAATCACCACAGCATCAGCATCGGGGCCTGGATTCACCGCGCTCCTCCAGTCAGTTCGCGACGTCTACGCGGCTGAGATCTACATGTCGGCGTTGCCGAACCTTCGGTTCGACATGTTCGCCACGCGAAAGGAGGAGCTGGGCCAGCAACCGGGAGCCCAGATCATCATGCCGAAGTTCTCTTCGGTGAAGCGTGGTGGGCAGTTGACCGAGGGCGTTCGCATCACCGCCAAGCCAATGGCGATGAGCACCATTTCGATCTCCGTGGCCGAGTGGGGCAACGCGATCGGCATGTCGGAGCGCCTCCTCCAGACGTCGTTCTATGACACCATGAGCGCAGCCAGCATGTTGCTCGGTCGCGACATGGCTGTTGTGCTCGACCAGAACCTTCGCGACACCGCTCTCGGCGGAACGCAGAAGGTTTACGGCGGTGGCAAGGCTGGCCGCACGAGCGTCGTCGCCGGAGACGTCTTTACGACGAGCGTGATCCACGCTGCCGTCGAGACTCTCGAAATCGCGAACGCCCCGAAATGGGGTAATGACTTTTACGTGTGCTTCGTGCACCCCCACCAGATCTCGGCTCTTCGCCAGAGCCCGTCGGGGGTCAACGCGAGCCAGTACGCTGGCGTCACGCCGAGTTTCTGCGGCGAAGTGGGGCGGTACAACGACGTGCGTTTCGTCAGCACCTCGATGATGCCGAACGGCTTCAACAACACCGTAGACGCAAATGGTGATTTCGCAGACCCGGGTTACGCGGCAGCTCTCGCGAGCGGCACGGCCGGAAACCAGACCTGCATCTACCAGGCTGTGATGTTCGGCGAGTACAGCTACGGCCACGCGGTGGCTTTGCCCGTCGAGCTGCGAGACAACGGGGTTCAGGACTTCGGTCGTGAACATGCGTTGGCCTGGTACTCCATCTGGGGTTCCGGCCTCCTCGAGAACGCGAACAGCGTCGTCATCGAAACGGCGTGAGCCACCTGATCGGGCTGGTCTGATAGACAGCCTGGTCAAACCTAAACACTACTCAGAAAGACAAGGAAGATCAGATGGCAACCACGACCGCAACCGATATCAAAGCAATCCCTTTGGGGTACAACCAGGAGAACTGGGAGCTTTTCCAAGCAGCCGTCGCAGCCTCGGCAGCGGCAGACTCGATCGCCGTCACGGTTCCTACCCGCTGGATCGGGCAGGGATTCACCGTCGTGTCAGCGCGCTGCGAGCAGTTCGTGCAAGCGACTGCCTCGGGCGCACGCACGAAGACCAACGTGCCCGTCACCGTCACCTCGGTGGATGAGGCCACTGGCATCGTCACGCTGTTGATCGGAGCAACGGCGATCACCGCGACTGCGGGCCGAGTTCTCCTCCTCCTCGCCCCGTCCAACTGACGCTGTCTTTACAAGCGTCCACCGAAAGAAAACAAGATGGCCAAAGACAAGTCGCAGAACCCGCCAGCCGAGGAAACGGAAGAGCAGAAGGCAGCCCGTGAGGCAGCCGAGTTCGCAGCTCTCGAGGCAGCGGAAGCGGCTGAGGCAGCAGCGGCGGCCAAGGCAGGGGCACCACCAGAGCCACCACCTCCCCCAGCCCCGCCTCCCGTGGTGATCAACCCCAACGCTGATATCGAGGTCACCGCACTGAAGACGGTCTTGACCGTCAACCTCGGAGGACGTCCTTATCACCTGAAGAAGGGCGAAAACCTCATGATGAATCCGTCTCACGCAACCGAGCTGGCAGAGACCGGCTGGGTCAAGAAGGTCTGATTACCAATGGCGGGATCGAAGGAGTCACTGGTCGAGGGACTTAGGCGCCGTCTAGCGGACGAGAGGGCGTCTGTTCCTGCCTTTTCGATCTCCGTCATTGGTAACTGTAGGTCAGCCGTCCTAGAGATTGCCAACGGCTTTTTCATTGTAAACGTAGAGCAGGGGGAAAACGTCCGCTCCCTTCGTTTGAACCTGAACGAGCATGGGTTCAACACTGTACAGAAGCTCACGAACTACTTGATGGCCCAGAAGGGCTACAACATCGTTCTTGCTTCTACGTATAGCTGCGATCACCCGTCGATCGACCTCTCTGTGGAGGGGATGCCGGTGATCAGCGCGAGGGCAACTGCAACGGCAGCTGATGGATCCACGCAGCAAGGCTACACGATCAAGCACCGAATCTTTGGTGACGACGAGCTAGCCCGATACATTGATGATGCGATCCAGCTGCATAATGTGAACTACACCGCTTTTTCAGTTCCGGTGTCCGAGCACATCTACGTGCTCATGAAGGCGCAGGCGCAGGCTTACCGCGTCCTTGCTGCTGACACTGTGCGAAGGAAGGGTCTAGCAGAGGACTCGGACGCCCTGTTGCGTCTAGCCCAAGATCTCGACAGGAACTACGAGGTCGAGCGAAAGCGAAACTCGAGGGTTGTCCCTGTACCGAAATCGGATGAAGGACAGATCGGGCCGGGAGACGTCATCAACGGCAAGCTCTTCCGTCGTTCTCTGCGGGCTGGGTACGACGCCAGCTACCGCAGTTCCGTACCACCCACCTCGCCGGAGATCTTCCAGAGCGCAGACGACGATATCGGGGACACCACCGTCAGGCTTCGATGGTCGCAGAACAGGGAGACCACCTTCGCCTACTACGAGCTTTGGCGAGACACACAGCCAAGCGTGGACCGGTGCCTCTCTGGGCGTCTATCAGCTCAGAACTATCAGCAGGGCGTACCGGCTCTGCCGATGTCCACACCGTTCAGCAAGGCCACCACCTCGAAACAGGTTCTTGGCGTGTCTACACGCATGAATCAGGTGGCGCCTACGTTTGACGGCTTCTTCTTCTGGACGGCAGCAGAGGTGGCTGGCTCCAACATTGTGAACGCTACCTTCACGGACGGGATCATCTTCCCCAACCCAGGGGCTGGCAACTACTCGGCCGTGGGTGAGCCGCTCGAGCCGGATCAGGACTACTACTACCGTCTATACGCGGTGAACTACAACGGCGAAATCGTGCCAAGCAACGTTTTGCACGTTCGCACAAGGACGATGCGGGCCCGCCTGAAGAGGGGTGCTACCAGTGCCAACCTAGCTTCTGATGCGATCAGCCCACTGTCTGGGCCGTTGGCAGGGGGGACGAGCGTCACCATTCTGGGGACCAAGTTCAAGACTGGCTGCCGCGTCACCATCGGCGGGAAGAGCTGCACGATCGTCTCGCTGACCGAGACCATGATGGTGGTCCAGACCCCAGCCTGGGAGAATGTAGACTTCATCGGGAAACCGATGGACCTCGTCATCACCAGCCCAAATGGTCTGTACGACATCGCCACAAGGGGATGGGTCTACACGTGAAGATTCGGGTAAGAACCCGTGGCTTCAAGGAAGGCCAGGCCCGTTTCGGCCGGGCCGTTTCTGCTTTTGGGGACATCGTTGGCGCTAGCCTCCAGGCTTTTGGGCAGAGGCAGGTCGACGACTTCAAGACAGAGGTGAAGGCCGGAGCTTTCGGGAGAACGAAGGGGCACCCGAAGCTATACGATGTTGGTACCTACATCGAGTCGTGGACATCGAGATCTGAGGGCGTTTTTCTGACCATCGGGCCAGAGGGCATGAATCGTCACATGTCTAACTACGACCTTGGTGAGATGCTTGAGTACGGCTGGAAGGGGGCACCAGCTATCCCGCACCAGAGGCGCTTCGAGATTCAGGTGGTAGCTAAGCTGCCAGAGCTAGGAAAGGAGATCGGCGATGCCATATCTAGGCGTCTTGGCGGCACTTAGGAGCAGGTTGGAGGGGGCTAGCCCGAAGTACACCCCCACACTACCCGACGTAACCACGATGATTGACACCAACTCGCTAGACGCTGGTGCTCAAAGGTCGACCACTGATCTGATTGCGCGTCTTCTACCGGAGACCACCACGCGCATTGGGAACGTGAGCGTGCCAATTAGGTTCTACGGGCAGGAGGGTAACCTCACACAACTGAGCTACCCCCTTTTTACGTACAACATCGTTGACACGTTCCCGAGGTTCTCGAACTACCTTTTGCCCGTTTCGGCCGAGCGATACATCCTGCCGATGAACGATACGAAGGAGGCTCTCACAGACTCAAGCGGCACCCTGCTAGACCCAACGCCTAGGGCCTATCTGGAACACCCTCTTGAGGAGCCGGTCACCTTCCTGGCTGAAATCCGTCTTTACACGGATAACCCAGTGTGGAAGGCGCTTATGATCGCCCACCTGCTGAAAAAGTTCCCGATGAGGTACTACATCAGGGTACCAGCGGCGGATGGGTCTACACTTTCCTGGGATATGTTTTACGAGACCCACAGGGATCTCGACTCCAGGCGACCCGTCATCGCCGATGGATCCATGAACCTGCGAGAATACGGGGTTTCTTGGACCTACAAGGTTGAGGGCTACACGGATACGCTAGACCAACTCGTGATGAAGCAGTTCACGCGATCCGTCGAGCTAGACACAGAAACAATGGAAGATACTTGACAGCAGGCTGGGCAGGCAAGGTCGCTTAGATCATAATGCTGTCCAGCAAACACCGGAACGGAGCCATTCAATGCCAGATTACCCCTCAGTAAGCACGACGGAGTCTACGTCTACCCCGCCGGCGATCGTCAACGCGGCGCAGACGATTGGCGCCATGGTGGGGCGCACTCGCCGTGGCCCCCTCACCCCTACCCGTGTCGGGAACGCCACTTCGTGGGCCCGTATCTACGGTGGTTACGACGACAACGGCTACAGCTACGAGGCTGTTCAGCAGTTCTTCGAGCTTGCCGAGGGCGCAGCGCTGTACTTCTGCCGCGTTGTTGGCACTGGAGGCAGCGGATCAAACGTCAATGCCTCTTGCACGTTGCAGAGCACCGGAGCCGCAACATCGGGTGCTATCAGCAGCAACGTTGGAGCTTTCCCCGCTCGTCTAGCAAACGGGGACACTTTCCTCGGCAAGGTGGACGGCGGTGGGGCTGTTACTGTCACGATCACGGCGACGGCTGCAAGCAAGACCGGCGCAGCTGCAACCTACGCGGCCGTCACGGCTAGCCACGTTCTTGTGGTGGTCGACCCGGCGGGTGTGCAGCGCACTGTAACGTTCGCAGGAACGGAAAACAGCCAAGCTCTTTTTCATGACGCCATCAATAGCCAGTTGATTGGCTTCTCGGCTATCAACGTCGCCGGGCAGACGAAACTTCAGACGGACAAGAAGGGGACTGGTGCCACGGCTTCTGTCCACGCCTCGACCTCCGCCGATGTGTTGACCTCCCTCGGATTGACCGCTTCGGCGTTCACGGCGGGGACGGGAAACGTGGCCGATGTTGACGCCGTCACGGCAACTGAGTTTGCTGGTCTAGCTGCTGCCTACACTGGCTCGACTGCCACCCACTCGGCAACGAGCGTGACGATCACGAGCAACACCTCTGGAGCCTCGTCTAGCTTCCAGTTCTCGAGCGGTACCGGTGTCAGCAAGATCGCCGGATTCGACAACACCGTGCACAGTGGCTCACCGTCGGCCGTGCAGGATGCGATGGTCTTTACGGCGGTTGGGCCAGGAAGCGATGACAACACACTCTCCGTCCTCACTGAGAACTCAGACAGCGTCATTGGTTCTCTCTCTGGCTCTGTTGCTGCTGGAACCTACACCAGCATCAACGTGTCGAGCTCGACAGCAGCAAAGGTTTTCATCGGTGATTGCCTGAAGTTCACCGACGCGACGACCTCGCAGACTGTCTACGCGGTGGTCAAGCAGATCACCGGGAACAAGCTGACGTTCGTCTCTTCCGTCGTCTTGACGGGAGGCGGGCTCACGCTGACCAACACCCAGGTTGTGAACCTTACGTTCAGCGTGACGATCTACGATGGCGTGAACGTCGTTCAAGGGCCGTACACGGACCTGCGACAGTCACCGCTCTCGAAGCGAAAGTATTTCGTCACCGTGATCAACAAGGGGGAGGACGCGGCACGCGTCACGGTTGCCGACTCGAGCCCGACGTTCAACTACCTGCGGGACAACCGCCCTGTGAACGTGACTGTCACCGGAGACAATCTCACCGGTGGGAGCGAGGACACTTCGTTTACCGACGCCGACTACATCGGATCGTCGATCGACAAAACGAGCTTCTACGCTTTGACGCCGTACATGATGGACATCTCGTGGTTGGCATTCACCGGATGCCCCGACCCGGATGGAGACATCCACAAGGCGGCGCAGACGTGGTGCGAGACGAACATGGTCATCCTCATGGCGGGGACCAACTACGGCGCCGACATCACGGCTGTGGAGACCTTCGCCAACAAGATCGGCACCTCGAGCTGGAAGATGGGGTTCACGCAGTGGATTCGTCGTGTTGACCCCCAGAGCGACGTGAATCGCTTCTTCCCACCCGCTGCGCATGGGATGGGGCTCTGGGCGCGAACGACGCTGCGAAAGGGCATCCAGAAGCCAGCATTCGGTGATGATGACGGTCGCCTCGTCAACACGAACGGGCTCGAGCGCGTCTGGGAGGGCGACGAGAAATCGCGATTGGTTGCGATTGGCTGGTGCTACTTCGAGAACGTTCCCGGCCTCGGGCAGGTTTGCATGCTCGGCCGCACGACCGAGAAGGGGACCGCGTTCACGCAGGCTCACGCTCGCCGAATCTTCCAGTATAGCCGAAAGAGCCTCATCCCCGGCCTGCGCCCATTCCTCTCGATGGACCCTACGGCATCAGAGACCCAGAGCGCAGCACGTCGCTTGGTTGACGGGTTTTTCAGCAGCAACCGTCGAATGCTTGCCGGCAAGACCGAATCTGATGCCTGGCAGGTGATCTGCGACGCGAGCAACAACACTGGAGCCACGGCGAAGGCGTTCAAGCTCAAGATCAAGGCGTTCCTCAACGTGCCGGACGTTACCGAGCGTGTTGAGGTCGATCTCTCCCCGCTCGAGTGAGGAAAAGGCAATGAATCGATTTCTTCAAAAGTTCACAGGTCGCACCACGCAAGAAGACCCACTTTCGGCGTTTCTGTTCAGCGTCGAAATCGACCAGTTCGCCCGATATGGATTCGCATCTGTCTCCAGCCCCAACATGGAGACGGACGAGATGAAGTATCGGGAGGGGCTGAACAACACGACCGAAACCAAGAGCCCTGGACTCACCCACTTTGGTGACATCACGCTGACCCGTGGCGTCATCATTGCTCCGAACTTCGGCGATCAGGACATCATCAAGTGGCACAAGCAGATCTTCGACGTGTCGAGCTTGAACGGCTCGGCAACCGTCAAGATTCGTCGCACCGTCGAGATCGTCCAATACGACCGAGAGCGCACGGAGGTGCGTCGCTGGCAAGTCGTTCAGGCTTGGCCGAAGGCGACGATGCCCTTCTCGGAAATGAAGGCTCTCGAGTCTAGCCAGATCATCGAAACGATGACTCTGTGCCATGAGGGCTGGAAGCTGATCGCCCTCACTCCGCCCTCGAACCCGTTACAGCAGCCATGATGTGGTAGTCTGGAGCCCAGCCCTAGTGCTGGGCTTCTTCATTTGCGCGATCGGAAAAGGAAAACCATGGATCTTCTGAATGCTGCACAGGTAAAGACGTTCGAGCTGCCGAATGGCTTCATTGACTCGGCCGGCGTTCTGCAAACGTCTATCACTCTCCGCAAGATGGACGGAACGGATGAGGACTTTCTTCGAGATAAGGACGAGATCTCGAAGGGCCCGGTGCTCGACACCTTCTTGTGTCGAAACATCGTCGAGCTTGGTGGGATGACCGAGCCGAAGACCATCTACGATGTCTATCAGCAGAGCATGCTGATGGCCGATGCCTCCTTCGTGCTGGTGAAATACCGAGAGTTCTCGCTCGGGCCCAAATACGTTTTCGACTACCAATGCCCGCACTGCGGCAAATGGACGCGTCACAAGATGATGCTCGATGAGCTCAAGGTGACGAAACAGCCCCAGGAGTACCGCGGAAGCCAGCGAATCGTTCTCGACGTGTTCGGGCACTCTGTCGAGGCCAAGCAGCTGGTCAACAGCATGTCCAAGATGTTCACGTCTATCAAGCAGCAATACCCGAAGATGCGTGAGACCTACGAGCTGATGCTCCAGCTCGAGAAGGTGGACGGCCGCATCTGGCGTGCCCCCGAGGTAGCGAAATGGCCGACCGAGTTCAGGAACGCTCTGCGCAACGCCTTGGAGAGCACCACCGGCGGCATCGACACCGAGATGGAGATGAAATGCGGTAATGTCGATTGTGAACGCACATTCCGCGAAGTTTTTTCTACCAGAGGGTTCAGGAGAATGCCGAGACGAGGACGGCGAAACCATTCCGACTCTCTGGGCAGACATCGCCCTCCTCGGAACAAGGTGGGGCTGGTCCCCTGACTCCGTCAGAAGGCTCACCACAGACGAACGCAACTGGTACGTGAAGATCGTCAAGAAACAGATCCGCAAGGAAGAGCTAGCTAGGAAGGGCCACAAGGAAGGGCTCGGCTAGACAGAAAGGTATCCCGATGAAGCATGTTCTCGAGGTTGTTGTTGAAGGCGGCGCGAAGGACTCTCTTCGGGATATCGAATCCGGCATGGGCCGGGTGAATCGCCAAGCCGAAGAGATGGGCAAGGGGTTCGCCAAATCCGGGGAGGAGGCGGAGGGGGGTCTCAATGGTCTCAACAACCTTGAGATCGGCTCCAAGATCCAGGAATGGTCTAACACTGGTCAGGAGGCTTTGAGAAGGCTAGGCGCCGCTGGGAAGGAGGCTTTCATGGACCTCATTCATGAGGCGTCTGGCTTCGAGGACTCCCAGGCTGACATGCGCTTCGCATTCGGGTCTGACTGGACAAGCGTGTTCGAGCAGGTGAAGAAGGATGCCGCCGACCTCACCTTTACCTTCAAGGAGGTCTCCGACCTGGCGTCTAGCCTTGGACGCATGAAGATCAACCCGTTCGGTGGCACAACGGAGGCTAGCCAGATCTTCAAATCGAAGACCGGCGAAAACATCCGAGCCCTTCAGGTGTTGCAGGACACGGCGGACGGGGCTGGCAAGACTACACAGGACGTGATGGTGGCTATCCGTGCTGCCATGTCGGGCGACTTCCACTCCTTGGAGACCCGTTTCGACATCGCGAAAGACAAGATCAAGAAATGGAAGGAGGAGGGTGCCAAGCAAAACGACATCCAAGGGAAATACAACAACCTCGTCCAGAACCTGTCTAACATGTTCGGTGGTGCCGGCCTCGAGAAAGCTCAGAACTACTCCAAGGCCGTGGCGCAGATCCCTGACATTCTCCAAAAGCTCAAAGCTACCGTAGGCGATCAGGGCCTGAAAACGATCACTAAGCCGCTTTTCGAGTTCGTGAAGGTGTTTGGAGACCTTGTCGAGGATAAGAGCGTCATCTCTGCCCTGTCCGATGGCTTCAACGTCTTTGCGCAAGCCGTGGCGTTCGGGATCAGGATGGTGAGCGAGTTCATCAGGATGATGCGGAACGTTCTGTCTAGCGCTCCGTGGCTACCTAAAATGGCGGCGTACTTTACTGCTGCCACCGTTGCGATTGGTGGCCTAATCACCGCCGGGGCTGTGCTAGCCACCACCCTGATTGGCGTTGGGATGGCCCTGGCCGCCATTGGTTGGGCTCCATTGATTGCTGCGACGGCCGTAACAGCGGCGTTTACAGCGGCAGCACTGTTTCTCGTTCCCGTGATTGTTGGCATTGGGATCGCGGCAAAGGCTGCCGGTGACGCTCTGCTCGAGAACTTCGGCGGACCCATCGCAACTCTGGAAAAGATGAAGATGGTGTTTGGGGCCATCAATGAGCTCATCTCTTCCTACAACGGCGAGACCGCCACGATGAGCATGGAGACCGCCGGGCTGCTCAGGAAGGCTGGTCTCATTGAGTTCGTTACCGATCTGTTCGCCGTGTTCCATAGGGTGAGCGTCGCTTGGCGCAACTTCTCCGACATCATGGACACCGCCAGCGACCAGCTGTCTAGCGTGGTCGTGCCTCTGTTCGAGGAGTTCGGAGACCTCGTTGATGAGCTAGCACAGGCTTTCGGGCTCTCTTCTGGTGCCATGGATGTCATGAACATGTCAGGGGAAGACTGGCTAGACATCTCGGAAGGAATCGCCGAATACTTGGTGGACATCGCCGAGGACCTGATTGAGATCGCCAGGGAGAGCGTTGCCTTCGTGCGGATGGCCAATCAATCTGAGCTTCTACGAGATTCTCTCGAGGCTCTCGGAGAGGACGGTGACGGATCGCTCAAGGCGCTTATCAGCTCTCTTGGCGTGCTCGTGAAGATGGCGGCAGCTACGGCGAAGGAGTTCATTGCCGCGGCCGATGCAGCATCGACGCTATACTCCATTGGCAAGGACATGCTTGGTAGCGACTCTGGCGGCGGCACCAACAAGCAGCAGAAGATTGTCGAGGACTACTTCAAGCGGATGGCAAACAGGAACGAAGGCTCCTTCACTGGTGCCGAGAAGACCGGGAAAGAGCCAGACAAGCAGATTGACCCAGACGACTACCGAGCAACGCGCAAGCGCTGGGCTGGCAAGGCTTTCCGCGATGAGAACGGCGCCTTCGAGCCGAACAAGGTCACTGATTCTTTCATCACGGCCGACGATGGGGCTGGCCCTCTTCCGGAGGACGAGACGGAAGCCATCCTGGACGAGGCAGCTCGAGGCAGGAAGAAGGGTCGTGGCCGTTTCCGCGGGTCTATGACCGAAAAGGACTACTACGGCAGCCCAGATGAGAACGGGGCCATGTCTTCACGCCGTGGGAACAGCTTCAAGTCCTCTTTCGAGGTTCCTCCTCCTCCGATGTCTGTTGAGCCTCCCACCCAGCAGCAAGGCGGGATGAGTTCGGTTGCGGAGCACACTAGCCAGATGTCTAGCAACCTACAGCAACACACGGCTCTGCTGTCGCAGATCGCGGCTGGAATCAGCCAGCCAACTGTAGTGAATCTAGACGGGCGTGAAATCGCCCGAGCGATGAAGGGCCTCAACATGGGCTTCGGAGGTTGATATGCCGACTGACACACTCACCCTGAGCGAGAACTCAAAGTCAGTTACTGACCTTTTCGTCGATTTCACGGCCCCTGACTTCGAGCATGGACGCATCACCAACGCTCGAACTGGGGAGTTTTTCCAGTTCCATCTCAACCCGGCGAAGATCAAAGAGAAGATCGGGGTGAACATCGCGAAAGACGACATCCCCGGAGCCTCTGACCCCTTGCTTCGTTTTGCGAGCGGGGCGGCGAAGGTGATCACGTTCGATCTTCCGCTGAACGGGGAGATCCAGATCAGGCGAAGGGGGCAGCCGTTCAAGAACCGGCTAACCGACACCCTTCGCCAATCTCCGTATAGCGTCGACGAGATTGTCGAGTTCTTCGAGTCGTTCAACATGCCTGTTGACCCGGAAGAGCTGGGATCAGACGGAGGAAATGACAAGGTGCTATTCACGTTCGCCAGGCGCTATCGTGGCGTGAAATGCGTCATGGGGGACCTAGGAGTTGACCAGGAGGGGTGGTCTAGCTGGGGAGACCTGATGCGAGCCACCCTGAATATCGAGCTAACTCGATACTACACCACTACTGTCTACTCGAACCAAGTGTGGGCACCGTGATCAAACAGAATAGCCGACAGAGGTTTACGGCCGTCATCAGCAACGCAGACCCGAACGGGCGCAAGCTGGAGTACGACTACTCCGACCTGCGTCCTTGCTTGGTGAACAACAAGAGCCCTGACAACCGCTCGATCATCCCACAGCAGGGAGACAACTGGAGCCGCATTGCCTGGCGCTCTCTTGGCAACGGGCGTCTTTACTGGGTCATCGCTGACTACTCGGTGGTTCTAGACCCGTTCACGGAGCTACAGCCCACCAGCTCGCGCACGATCCTCTCTGAGTTGAAAGAGCCTATTGGTCAGGACAACGCCATTGTCCCCGCCAGGCCGTGGGCCTTCAAGCGTGGGATGCAGTTTGCAATCGAGGACCTTTCCAGCGTCGATGCGCAGGGGAATCCGACCGTCGTCTATGAGACAGTGGCCCTCGGTGTAGACAAGAATGGCGTTGTCAGCATCCCGAACATCCAAGGGCTGGCCGGGATGGGGCTAGACGTCAACAACACCCGAATCACCGAGGTCTGGGTCAAGGAACCTAAGCTGGTGGCCCCGTCACTGGCCAAGGCTTACTTCCGGGCGACGGACTTTGCTAACCCCCTGAACACTCTGGTGCTCTGATGACCTGGAGCCGTATGAACTACAGCCCCGTCTTCTTCCTTGAGATCAACGGTGTGCCCGCCGATGACCTCATGCGCCGCTGCACCAAGATCAGCGTGAAGAGGACGAAGGGTAAGTCTGTAGAGACGAAGCTGACTTTCAGGAACGATGACAGGACCCTAGGGGATGACCCGCGCCTGTTCCCGAACACGCAATGGCGCTACCGCTACGGGTTCTTCGCGGAGATGCGGCCGATGTCTCTTGGCATCATCAGGAACTACGAGCCCAACTACGCAATGAAGAGGTCGGTGACTGTCACCCTCTTCGACGCAATCAGCAACCTGGCTGTCGGCACCTCCAGCAAGAACTGGGGGAAGGTCCCGTCTAGCAAAATCGCACAGCAGATTGCCAAGAACGCCGGGTTCACATCTGTCGTTGAGGAATCACCCGACAAGCCGAAAAAGGACTACATCCAGCAGGCGTCTATCAATGACCTACAGTTCTTGAGGGACCTAGCAGCCCAGATCGACTACGAGGTTTTCGTAGAAGAGACCACGCTCTACTACCGAAAGAAGCCGTACAACAAGACCCCGGTAGGGGTTTTGGTCTATTACGACGACCCATCGGACCGAGCCAACGTGCTGAGCGTGAAGCCGAAGGTGAAGAGCCTCGGTGCCGTGAAGAGCGGATTGTCTAGCGCGACGCAGAAGGCAGCTACTGACTCTGGGGACAAGTCAGCCCAGTCTCTCGGGACGAAGCTGATGTCGTTTAGCGTGGAAAACGATAAGGGAGCTAGGACGATTATCAGTGCTCCACCGAAGGCGATCAGCAAGCCAGCGCCATCCGGGGCGAACACAGCTGGCCTGTCTGCCGCAGCTCGTCAGCAGATGCTCGACAAGTGCAACGAGATGACGAGCGACCATCCTTTCAGCCCGTCTATCCAGGAGGGTGAGGTATACGAGTGGCGCGGTCTAGACAAGCAGCTGAACGGGAAGTGGTATGCCGACGAAGTCGAGGATGACATCGACGGCAAGAGCAGCTCCACGAAGGTCACCTGGAAGCGGAACTCGAAGAACGAGGGCAAGAAAGACGCGAAGAACAAGAACAACACCTCGGCTGGAGCCGGGGCTGCACCCGTCCTACAGGTGTCTGGTAGTGACAAGTCTCGAACAGTCGTCGTTCCGCAGAGGTGACAGATGCCAGGCGTAGGACCAAACGCAGACGTCAGGGATTGGCATAACGAGACCACCGAGGAGAACCGGGGAAGGATCTTCGGCTCGTGTATCGGCGTGGTGATGGACAGGGATGACCCTTTGAAGAGGGGCCGTGTCCGTGTCTACTGTGCTGAGCTGATGCCGTCGGACAACCCGGGACCAGACCAATGGCTGGACTGGTCTGACCCCATGTACCCTGGCCTTATGGTTCCCCCGCTCGGGGCCACTGTAGCCGTCACCTTCGGAAATGGCTTCATTGCGGATTCAAGGTACGTCTGGGCTAGGCTGCTAGACACTGATGTCGTTCCGCTGGCGGGGACGGGGAAAGACCCCAACCTGCTAAAAGAGCTGATCGTGTCTACCGGTACCAGGCCAAAGGGTGTGACCATCTCCGCCACACTCCCGGCCGACACCCCTGGAACGTACCCCGACGTCTACGCTTTCGATAGCCCGCATGGCCACACAATCGAGCTAGACGATACTCCCGGGAACCTGCGGGCTAGGTACAGGCACCCGTCTGGAACTACTATCCTCGTCATGAAGGATGGATCTGTGCGTTTGGACTCCGTTGGAGGTGTCTACCACCACTGCGCTGGTGACTACGTCATTGCGCTAGACAAGGGATCCACGTTCAAGGTGGTCTATCCTGGAGGTACTGGGCTAGCTCTCGGGGCTCAGGGCTTCTTCATCACCGGCTTTGCCACCAATATGCTTGGCAGGGTTACGCAACTCTCACCGGACGGAATGTGATGGCTGACAATCAAGAACCAATCCTCTTTTGCGGTGCCTATGCGAAGCCGATTGGAGGCAAGATCCCGATCCCGTTCGGCGTGGATTTCGACTACAACGTCGAGTGTGCTGACTTCCCGATCGTGATTGGGAACCTGCAAGCGAACCTATCTGCGCTTCTGCCGCTGATCCGTATTGCCTCGTGCATCCTGAAGCTGATCGAGGTGGTGAAGACGCTGCCGGACATGATCGGCCCACCTCCGGACCCAACGGCTTTTATCCAGAAGTTGCTCGAGCTGGCCGACTGCATCGTGTTCTTCACCGGCATCTCGGGAATCCCACCGGTGGAATACTGCAAGCTCATTTACGGGCTGCTGACGTTCACCATGCAGATCGTGCAGTGCATCGTTTCACTACTTCAGATCAACATCTACAGCGGAGCCACCGCAGAGGCTTTGAAGGGGGATGCTGACGTCCAACTTCAGGAAATGGGTGCCTGTCTAGAAGTCCAGAACAACGCCCTCAAGCTACAACTGACGGCGAAGCTAGACGGCGTCCAGATGCTGTTCGTTCTCATCAATGCGATCATCGGTGCCATCCCGCCGCTGCTAGCAGCTGTTGGAGACGCCTACCCACTCGATGCGCAGGAGCTTTCTGACCTGACCACGGTGGAGCCGCTTGTCGCTTTCGTCGCGAAGCTGTGGAACGTACGCAAGATTTTTGGCGCATGTGGGCTCATTCCAGAAGAGGAATGGGCTGGTGACGTCCCTACCTCGTACACTGTGATCACGAACTGAGGAGAGCCAATGTCAGGAGAGATCACTTTTGCAAGCGAGGTAATCGACCAATCGGTCCTCGGGGTAGGGCTTCGATACCCCATCATCGAAGACAGAGGGACCGGAGACCTGAAGGTTGTCTCTGGCCACGACAACGTCATCAGCTGCATCACTTTCCTGCTCGAGCATAGGGTTGGGGAGAAGCTGATGGACGAGGACAGGGGCACGCTGATCGCCTCCCTCATCGGGCAGAACCCTGGCACGGAAGACGTCATCCGCTCAGGCGTAAAAGAAGCTATTGAGCGTTTCGAGCCCAGGGTGAAGGATGTTCGAGTCACCCTCACCAAGCTCTCGGGAAACACTCTCGGATACAATGTCGCGATTTCCTGGAAATACAGGGGATCCAATACCAGGGGGAACATGGTCTACCCCTTCATGCTCGACTCAAGCGAGGGATTAGAAAATGCCCCAAGGCGACGATCTTTCTACAGGACGCAGCACCCCGGTTGTCTCTTTTCTGAGTGACGACTTCGACTCCATCCGCGAGGACATGAGGACCTACGCGCAGGGACAATGGCCTGATAGGTGGACGGACTTCAACGACAACCAGCCATCCGTCCAGCTGCTAGACCTGCTGGCATATGGCGGAGACCTGCTCTCATACAAGGTCAACGCACTGCTGCGTGAGGCGTTCCCTGCGACGCTCAGGCGCTATCAGAACATGATCAACATTGGTGCTCCGTTCGGAGTTCGACCGAACCCGCAAGCACAAGCTACCGGCGTGCTCACGATCACGCTCAACCCTGATGGTACCTACCCTGGCACCATCAAGACGTCTCACCTCTTCTCGAACGCGGACGACAACAACCTTGTCTTCTTTCACCCGCTTACGGAGACGGTGGTGTCTAGCTACTCTCCAACACCCATCGAGATCGATGTCATCGAAGGGGAGCTTCACTCCGATGAGCTGATCGGGCTGTCTGGTGGAGGGGCTACACAGAAGTACGTGCTGTCACGTGGGGACATCGTGCCATCTTCCGTCTCTGTCACCGTAGGAGGCGTCTCGTGGACCGAGGTCAAGGACTTCTCGAGCCAGACACCAACCACGAACTGCTACGTCCTCCGCTACGATGACGCTGGAAACATCTACGTGATTTTCGGGGACGGAAACTACGGGTCTATCCCGGCTGGAGGCGCAGAAATCCGAGCCACGTACGACGTCGGAGGAGGCAAGCGCGGGAACATCGCCAGGAACACCATCACGCGGACCGTAGACGTCCCTGATGTGATCTTGTCGGTGACCAACGCAGCGGAGACATCCAACGGAGACAACCCGCAGCCTCTGGCACAGGCCCGCTACGCCTTCGCCGGTGCCCTGACGATTCAGGACAGGGCCGTGGCCGCTCAGGACTACGCACAGCTCGTGCAAGACAACGTGCCTGGCGTCGCCAAGGTGCGGGCTCGTCCTGGCTACCCGTATGGATCCAGGCGCGTTGAGCTCATCATTGCCCCTTCGGGTGGCGGGCAGCCGACTGGAACCATCATCAACGACGCGCTGGACTACCTGTCGGCAGGACGCAGCGGGACCGGAAAGAGGGTAAAGCCTATTCCCGTCGTCTACGTAACCGTCAAGCAATCCTATCTGTTGATCATCGACGATGCCTACAAGGCGAAGGAGGTTTCGCAGGCGGTCCGCAATGTCCTCGTCTCCCCTCTGGCTGACGGGACGGGGATCATGGATTTTGACAAGCTCGATTTCGGGGCTGTCGGGATTGGTCTGAGTGGCAAGGAGACCAGGCTCATTGCAGAGACCAGGATTCAATCCGCATTGAGTGCTGTTCCCGGCCTTTCAAGGCTAGACATCAGGCGCATCTGCCCTGTTCCGTATGGGAGGGAGCGCCCAGGGGGGAACACTGGTGACGGGCTCATCGAGTCAATCACGACGAACGGACAGCAGCGTCGTAGGCAGTTCTACGTGCTGATGATGTCTAGCTCCTCTGCCCGTGTCTTCGAGCGAAGCCCTGGATTCATTGGGGAGATGACGGACAACTCGATCACGGATCAGGAATGCGACACGTTCACTGGCAAGACTGGCTGGCTGTTGGTGCCTGATGCCGATGGATCCACCGAACTGCCGATCGTGGACGTGGGAGAACATACTGTATACACGTCTGGGTCGAAGCTCTACGGAACCACCAGGCCACGCAGGCGCTTCTACGTTTATGATCCTGTCTACACGGAAATCTCCGTTGGTGACACGTACACTTCGAGTGACTCTACAACCACGTTCCAGCTCGTGGACGGAGCCACCTCCTTCGTCAGCGGCGATAGCTTTACGGTGGACGTCTACCCTGAAGTCTCCGACGTTCGCCTAGCCGACGACGAGTACCCATCTGTCCTTTCGGCGGACATCACCATCACTACATCCGGCGGGAAGAAATGACTCGCTTCGACCCACACGCAGAGCAAGACATCTACAACGTTGAGTGCTCGCCAGAGTACGGGGAAGAATCCGTAGCTCAGGACGTCGTTGTCACGTTTACGATGATCTCACAGCTAGACCTATTCGGGACTACTGACGCTGAGGTCACGTACAACGGTGTTCTCATCTACACAGGAGGGACTTGGACTTCTGGTTGGGATGGAACTGTCGTTGCCTCTGGAACCGTTGCCTCGCTCACGTTCACGATCACAACCCACCCGCCGTTCGTTGGCCCGATCGTTCTCGGCTTCAAGGGTGTAGACCTTAGTGCAAACACGGCCACTCTATACCTCCCGTTCAATGCGTCTGTACCAGGATGCAAGAGCCTGCGAGCCAGGACCTACTGTGGTGGCAAGCGAATCGACCTCAGCTGGGAGAATCCTGTCGGATACACCCGACTGATCATCCGCAGGAACAAGGTTGGACACCCAACGACCATCACCGACCCTGCCAATACCGTCTACACCGGCTCTGGCACATCTTACTCAGACACTGGGCTGGATGAGGGTGTTTTCTACTACTACACCGTCTTCCATCAGTTCGGTGATGATGTCTATCACGCGAACAACGACAGCAAGGTTACAGGGCTCTCAATCGCTGACTATACAGCGCGAGAGGGGCGTTACCTCTACGAGCTGCTTTCTACCGGCGTTCGCAAGACGGACGGAGATCCATCCCGTGGAGCCGACAGGTACAGGCTGCGTGACCTGTGTGACTTCATGCAATGTGGGATGAACCTGTACCGTGGGTGGGCTGACGGCTTGAAGAGCATTCGTCAGCCTGATCTCACCCCTGCCGGGCTAATCGGAGAAGCTCGAAATCAGACCGGCATTCTCGAGGCTCACGCTTGGGAGCTTGGTGCTCCGGTAGACAAGACGTACGACGCCGGGCTTCTCCGCAGGATTGCAATGCACATGTTCGCGGCGAATCAGAGCCGTGGTGTCTGCAACGGGATCCTGTCCATGATTCGCATCTTCACGGAATGGCAGGTGGTCGATTGTCTAGACATGGCGTACCCGATCTGCGGAACGCCGAAGATGCTACGCACGCACGACGACTCGTCGAAGCTGTTCACAGCCGTTGGCAACATGGATCCTGGTGCCACGTTGCACACTCCATCCAGCGTGTTCTACGGAACTGGGGCTGGGGCAGGCTATACGAGTGTTGATGTGAACTCCCTCGTAGACTGGGAAGGAAACCCGGCGACGCTGACTCTGAGGGATGATGGGTACCCGAACCCCACCTTTCTGATGACGGACCTCGGAGACTTCGTGTGCATCAAGAGCACGACGTACGACGGTGATGGGCCTTGCTATATCTTCGAGCACGCTGACCCAACCTCCTACCTGCGTAGCGAGATCCTGGGCACCGGTGTGGCTACTGGGTCTACTTTCGCCATCTCCACGCTCAACGTGGCTGGGCGAGCCTGGCAATATCAATCGGGCCCTTTGCCTACGTATGGCGTAGATGCGTTCAAGGGGCTGGTGCTGATGGATGACACAGGCGGTAACTTCCCGATCTTGTCCTCCACAGAGGGGCAGATCGACACGATCGTCTTGACCGTCACCGGAGCGCCGATCACTGGCAACTTCTCGATTGCACAGGGGTTCGCTGGCTTGGCTTGGGCAAGTCTTCGACAGACCAAGCTATACATTTATCAGGGTGACTTCTCGTTCACCTACCACCCGATGTGGGAGAAGCGTCTAGCCCTAGAAATCTCCGAAGGCTCGTATTGGAGCCCGCTCACTGGGGCTGGAGCTACGACTGGTGTCTCTGGGATCGCCCCTGCCGACTGCCATCTGATCGTCGTCGTACCCAATGTGGCGAGCGTCATCGACACCGTGGCGGATGTTGGTCCGGACTGGGTGGATCTGAGCCTCAGCTACGCCACGGATATCTACACCGGGCACTACATGTGCCCTAGGTGGTCTCAAACCAAGCTATTCCGTATTATCCACCATGATGGGGCTCGCTTTACGCTCGAGGTACCACCCGGCGACGAGACGATCGACAGCATTACGATAATCGGGGAGGAATGCTTCATACTGTCACCGGCCGATGCACTGAGGTATCAACAGGTGACTACGGCTAGCGCAACATTCATCGACAGCGACTCGACCCTTCTACTGAGGTTCAAAAACTGATGGCTGACACGACACGCAACACGTTCAACAGGCTCAAGAACTACGTTTCCGTCATCTTCCAGCGTGGCTCTCGTGCCGTTGTCGACAATGAGCTAAACGAGCTTCAGGACATTTCGTTGGTCTCTAACGTTGAGGCCGCGAAGCTCGAGCACACCGGCCTCCTGGCTACGAGCAGCGGATCTTCTGCGAACATCGTTCCACCGATGGTGGCTGGCGGCGGCTCGGAGTGGACCCTCTTCTACTCGGCTGGATCAACGAAAATCAAGGCCGGCGTCTGCTGGGTTGATGGGTATGCGCTCGAGCTCGAGAACGACGTCGTCGTGTCTCTCCCCTCTGTTCCAGCCTCCGACACGTACGGGGCCGTCTACATCGACGTGGTGATCAGTGAGGTTGACTCAACCATTGACCCGAACATCGCTACTCCGAACATCGGGGAGACCACGCGAAGGAACAGCATCAGCTATACGGTCAACTACGTTGAGAGCCTCGTCTCGCATGAGGCCGCCATCAACTCGATCCCAGCCTTCACCCAACCGGCCGACGCAAGGCTTTGGAAGGGCCACCAGGCCAGGATTTGGGTTTGCAACTACTTCATCGCTTCCGGTGGGGCGCTGTCTACCATCAAGATCAAGAACCTTGCCCGCGTGGCTGGCTCTGTGGCCGCTATGCGGCAGATCTTCGCCGTAGGGCAGCGCGGAGCCGGAGCCACAGGTGACTACGATTCGATGGTGATGTGGGATGCCAGCACTGGGAAGCTCCAGATCGGCACTCCGGCCAGCCTTGCGACGCACACGCAGGGGCTACGCATCATGAGTACGATGGACGCTCTGTCGTACTACATCGCCAGGACGTATAGCGCAGAATGGCTCGTCCAGGGCGGATCAGGGGCCGACGGAACGCAGGTCAAGCCAGACCTAGCTGGCCAAACTTGGGTGATTGCCGATGGGTCTAGCCTGTGCTTCTGGGCTGACTCTAGCGCGACAACCAACCACTTCTCTGCACTGTCACCTACCGCGTCTAGCGACCAGTATGACGTGCTGCCTGTCATCGGCACAGCGATCAACAAGCACGCCAAGGTGACGCTCACTGTGCGAGCAGCCGGGACCCTGAACAAGGATTCCGGAGGCTTCGTCGTGTGCCGGAGGGCTGGAAACGACCTTGTTTGGTGGAATGGCCACGTGACCCGCGGATCCACGGATCGAGCCGTCATCGACGAGCCAACCTCCACGGGTCGGTCGCATGACGTCACCGTGTCTGTGAACGCAGGCAAAGACTCGATGCTCTTTGGGCGAGACTCTATCGAACGCAGCCTCAACTTTCTGACCAAAGACGGCGGTTCTGGAACCATGCTGTTCGGTACAGCCCGAAGCGTATCTATCAGGGCCAGGGAGGGGCAGTACCAGTTCGCTCAGGGCGTTCGCTACTACGGGACCGAATCTGAGGTTTCGGCAACGACTCCTCTAACTTTTAGCTCTGGGGACTTCTCCCTCCTGGAGATCATCGGGGACGGCTGCAACGTAACCTCAGTGAAGGTGACTGAGGTAAAGACTTCGGCGCGAACCATCTCGGACCTCAGCACAATCAACATTGCTGCTGGCAAAATCGTTCTAAAGGGTATTTCGTTCACCCACGAAAACAGCTCCGACCTGATCTTCGGCTACCTGATGAGCCTGTTTGCGGGAGAGGTGGTCATTGAGGACTGCACCTTCGATGCTCCCCTGCGCATCCGAGCGCACCACATCTCGATCAAGCGTTGCTCGTTCGTTATGCCGAGTGACTCGGCCACGTTCTTCCCTGCACTGTCTAGCACCCCTCTTTGCGCCCGCGCTCTGTACCTCTCCGACAAGCTGGGTCTATCAGCTACGCTGAAGAGCCACTGGATCATCGAGGACAGCACCTTCAGCGTGACTCAGAAGGATGGCGTGACGGCTGCTGTGGTTGTTGACTGCGGTCTGGCCGAAAGCATCGGATCCGTGTGTCATTTCAACCGATGCTCCTTCAACTGGGAGGGTACCCCTACCTCCGACATGTCGGCCGGCATCCATGTAGCTGGAAGGTACGGGAAGGTTGTTGTCAACGCTTGCAGCTTCCTGGATCACCCTGGCTGGAAGAAAACCCCGACCAATACGTTTTCCACCACCTACGCGACCACGGCGTTGCATAGGTCTAACGGAGCATCCCAAACCGTTGCCTGCGGATATATCTCTTGCATTGGCGTGCGAGACCTCACGTCTAGCATTGAGGTGGTTGGCTGCTACTTCGGATTGAACAAGATCGCTAACGGATACGCCGCCGGCACTGCCACTTTCTGCCTGGCTGCACTGGCCATCCTGCACAACAACGAGACGGTCTCGTCGGAGGCGTTCGTCACCATCTGCAACGTGCTCTTCGAGCGCAATACGGTGGACATGTGCCTGGACTCCTCGATGACCAGGACGTTTACGACCGACACGATCTATTCGTGGGCTGTCCTCATCACCCCCACCTTCGAGAACTACGATTGCGGGGCAGGTGGCTGGACCTACCAAACGCTATACAAGAACATCCGAATCAAGGACAACCAGATTGACCTTGGCGGCGGTACCGTGAGCAACCTCGACTTCACGTGGCGTACTGTTCCGTCTAGGCCGAACAATCCAGCTGGCCTGACTGTCGGGTTCTCTGAGTATAGCTCTGCGATTCAAATCAACCTCAAGAACGTTGCCCCCGCGGCTGTGTCTCGCCGTTATGGCGTGCGCACGGCTGAGGGTGTTGTGATCGAAGGTAACTACGTCGGATATCGCTCGACGATTGGCACCGGATCCTTCACCTCAGCGAATCATGAGTACAGCGCGTCTGGTGGGATCATGTCCTCGATCCTCATCGCGCTAGACTTCAATGGCGTCTATGGGGCTACTGGCAGCGGCATGGATGCGACTCCTACCGTTTACGGTACCGCCAGCTACGCCGCTTGCGGGGCGTTCTTTGGCCCGGTTCTGAACGGGAACACGATCAACAACTGCTACTTCTACAGCGACAACACCGTTCTAGACATCGGCGTTCTGTTGGCTGGAACGTTCTACGCACGGGTGGTCGGAAACCTGATCCATGGATCGCAAGCTGACGCTGTGAACGAGGCTCTGGAGGGGATTCGATGCGAATCTAGCTATCGAGCACTCATCAGCGGAAACATCATCAGCAACCACTCGCGAGGGGTCAGGTCAACTGGAGCCTCGTACGTCTCGAAGATCGGCGCTAACGTTCTCGTAGGAAACGCAGCATTCGCAACCACTGGTGGCGGTACAGACGACACCTTCGACACGAACGCCAACTTCAACTGAGGACGTCATGAGTGAACTGAAGCTATACCTGGACAACATCGACCCGCGTCTATACTTCCTGCTCGTTTCGCTGGTGGCAGGCGTTGTCGTGTACGCGTGGCGCAAGCTGCATCCGACCAGCTTCGCCAGGATCCCGCCGCAGATCCAGGCGCTACCGGCGGTGCTTATCTCGTCCGCGCTCGGCGGGGCTGCGGATGGAAGCGACCTCAAGAAAGCCGCTGTTGATGCCTTCTTTGGGGCCGTCTCTGGCGTCTTGGCGGTGGGGGCTCACCATGTGTTGAAGGAATCCCCCCTCCCCTACACCGGCGAGCTTGCTCCTCCAACGGAGCAAGAACCATCAAACCCCACCGCCCCCGGACCGAAAGGTGAGTCGTTATGGCTGGAAAACTTTCAACCTACCTCCGAAACGCTCTCACCACCGCGGCGACGGGTGGTGCTCCGTTTACTCCGCCGACGAACCTTTACCTCGGCATCTTCACCACCGACCCAACGAAGGATAACGTTGGCATTGAGTTCACCGGAGGGAGCTACGCGCGGCAGCTCCTAACCTGGAGCGCTGTTGCAGATGGGCTACGCGCGAATAACGCGCTAATCCGCTTTGGACCATCCAGCGCAGCGTGGGGTTTGGCCGGGTGGTTTGGCGTGTTCGATGCGCTGACCGGAGGGAACCTGTACTGGTTCGACGTGGCGCCGAAGAAGGGATCTCCCGGCGTTTACGTCACTGTCGGGGCCGGAGAAAACCTTCTAATCGACATTGGTGACATTGTCGTGGGGCTCCAGTAATGCCTGCTGTTTACGGCAACCCGGTCGCTATCGTTGACTCGCAGCTAGACGCCTTCGGGCGTCAGCGGGTTTCTGAGCCGTCGTACGTGTTCGATGCTCAGATGACATACGACTTGCAGCCCTTGCTCTATGAGCCGATCGTCTCTGGGGCGAACGCAACGGTAACGCACGACGCGGTGAACCGCTGCGCGCTGATGACATTTGCGGCCACGCCCACGGGCGGCTCCGCGATCCTGCAAACGTTCGAGCACTTCCGTTATCAGCCAGGCCGTAGCCAGTTCGTACTGATCACGTTCAACCTGCTGGGCGGCGCAGCAAATGTGCTGAAGTTCGCACACTATGGCGACGGCACGAACTCACTCGGGTTCGAACTGAACGACTTCGTCCCACGCATGGTGATCCGCTCTGGCTCTGGAGCGGGCAACCAGTTCGTGAATCAGAAGGATTGGAACCTCGATAGGCTAGACGGGTCTGGCGCGTCGAAGATCAACATCGACTTCACCAAGGCTCAGATTCTAGTGCTTGATTTCCAGGCACTCTACGTCGGCCGTGTTCGTCTTGGCTTCGACATCAACGGGCTCGTCGTCTGGGCGCACGAGTTCCTCAACGCGAACGTGCAGGCGCTCCCGTACATCCAATCGGCGAACCTGCCGATCCGCGTTGGAATGACCTGCACGGGAACGGTGAGCACGACGATGAACTTCATCTGCACGAGCGTCAGCTCGAGCGGAGGTGAGCTAGACATCGGTGGTTTCAACTTCGCATTCGAGGGGACGGGCACGGCTGGAAGCGGGATCGACGCGCACATTCTTTCTTTGCGACCGAAGACTACGTTCAACGGCATCACCAACAGGTCCAAGTTCGTCCTCGAGAGCGTGGACGTCACCGTCACTGGCACCCCTCCTGTCGTGTGGTCGTTGTGCCTCGGGCAAGTCATCACAGCTGGCACCTGGGCGAATGCAAATGCGAACTACTCCGCATTTGAGTGCAACACGGCAGGCGTCATCAGCGGGACACCCGCAATCGTGATTGCGAAGGGATACTGCCCGGCGTCTGCCACGGTGAAGTCGACAATCTCGAAGAGCATCTCCACACGTTACCCGATCACGCTAGGCGCAGCTGGAGCTGTGCGGGCTCTCGGCACGCTCTCCGTCAACGCTCTCGGTGTTGGTGGCGGCAGTGCTTGCCGTGTCATCCTGAACTGGAGGGAAATCCGATGACTACAGCAGGTGATGCATCTTTCGTCGGGGTAGCGGAATCAGCCACTCCGACGAAATACATCGACAACGAAAAGGCTACTAATGCGACGACTCCATCCGGGTTCGCAGAACGCCAGCGTGTCGCAGACCCGGACTCTCAACAGCTGTTGAGTGACCTCGCTACGATCGCGAGGATTATCCTCAGCAATATTCCTGCGCGAGACGGTTCTCTTGACGCAAGTCGTGTGACGTTGGCTGGTACGGCGAACGCCATCGCGACTGTCACCACCGTCACGACTGTGACCACGGTGTCGAGCGTTACGAACCAAACGAGCGCCGGTGGCTACAACATGGGCCCAGGTCAAATCGCAATGATGAACGCTCAGGCTGCGGCGCTTCGCAGCAAGATTTCGGTGACACCATTATGGCCTTCATCATCCGAAAGCTCGACGCACAACACGACGATCAACCAGTCTATCTGGGCATCATCGTGGGTACGGGAACCCTTCACAACGTGTCTCGCGCCGATGCAAAACAATACCCCACACGAGAGGCCGCCGACGCTGCGCGTGAGGTGCTCGGTGAGGTGTACGGAGCGGCAAACCTAGCCACGGAAGATGCGGACGAGCCTCCGGCAAAGACGGCCGAAGAGCTGTTCATGGAGAACCTGCTCTCAGGCATTGCAAAGGCCGAAAAGTGGATGCCCGAAAGCGGTCTGTTCACACTCGAGGAGATGTCTGCTCTTCGCGTTGCAATGTCCTGGGCCGTACCACAAGCGGGTCTGAAGGTCTGATATGCCAACAACAGTCGGGCTGCGAAAAATACTGGATGTGAAGGCGTGGGAGACACTCGCCCCGACGCCCGTGACCAATGCCTCTGGCATGATCTGCGTTGCCTCTGGTGCAGCCGATCCACACCAGTCCGTATTGTGCGTCACCACAGTCAACGCCGCGTGGCTCTACTACCCAGATGAGGATGCCTGGGGTGAGCTTCCAACGCCATCCCTGTCGGGCACGCTCAACCCTGCGGCTGGTGTGTGGCATCCAGGCGGGCCGACTGGCACTGCAACCGCAGGCGGCCTCACGTCTATCAGCACCAACTACACCACTGTGCGCAGTCTTGTTGGTTACAAGATCCGACTCACGGGCGGGGCGGGAGCTGGCCAGGAAGGCGTGATTACTGCACACACGATTGGGGCTAATACCGTTTTTACGGTCTCAGCGTGGACCAACCCAAGCGCCGCTGGTGTTGTGGCTGCAAGCGCAACAACGACATGGCAACTCCGCACAGGGCGCTTCTTCGTCCTGATGGGCGGCACTGTTTCTTCGGGGTCGTTCAAATACTACGATGTCGCCTCCGCTGCGTGGTCTGCACCGCTCAGCGTGACGAACCTCGCCGCCTCACTGGCTACTGATTTCACCATGGTTGCCGGGCACTCAACCGGCTTCATCGCTACGCCACGTCTGGCAACAGCAGGCGCCGCAGCAACGCTCACAGATGGTGCAGCACCATCGTGGACGGCTAACCAGTGGACGAACTTCCAGGTCCGCATCGTGGGAGGCACCGGCGCAGGACAGGTGCGCACTGTCGCATCCAATACGGGCACGGTGCTCACGGTCACTGCCAACTGGACAGCGAATCCAGATACTTCGAGCTACTACCAGATCGAGCCGAACGAGGATTGGATCTACGTCCTCGGCAACGGCGCCGTCACATTGTATCGGTACTCGATCAGCGGCAACGCATGGTCCGTCATCACTCCCGGCGTTGCTCGTCCAGCTGCCCCAGGGAACCCTTCTGCGGCGTGCTTCGTCGATAGCGAGACAGCGACAGATTGGACGAACGAAGCGGCGATCTTGAATGGTCGACGCATCTACTCGTTGCGCGGAAACGGGGTATCGAACATCGATGTCTACGACATTCCGAGCAACGCATGGCTTTCGTCCGCCGCACTCACTGGCTCTTCTGTCACCTACGCGGTCGGGTCCCAGGCTGCGTATTCGGCAGGAGTGCTGTACACGATCAAAGACCAGACGGGGCGTGTGTATCGCACGTCGATTGGTGCAGGATTGATCGAGCCTCTATCCACGATCCAATATCCGTATACGACCCAGAGCAACGGCACCAAAACCTGGGTCGTGCGTTACACCGACGGAGCCACGAGCCTTCCCTACCTATATCACTGGCTACCAGGCACGAACGTCCTGCAACGGTGCTTGTTGTTCTGATGCCTGCGCTCGGCAATCTCCGCCCGTTGTTGTACTTGCCTCGATGGGAGGGTGCTCCGCCTATTCCGTCAGGCGGTGCTGCATGGAACTCCGGTTGTGTGGCTACACAAGCTGACATCGAGACAGACCCATATCAGCTTGTGTTTTTTCAACAGTCGGGTGCGACCTACATGTTCCACCCGCTTGAGAATGCATGGGTACAGGTTGTTACTGTCGGCGCTACAACAATCACCAACACGACGAGCTGCTGTTGGAACCCGAACGGGCCCACCGGCGCGGTGTCCGCGTCTACGACAAATAGCATTACTACGGATTACACCTCCGTTCGTAATCTCGGGCGATATACGATCCGCCTGCTTTCCGGCCTCGGCGCCGGGCAGGAGCGCGTTGTTGACTACAACACTGTAGGGGCCAATACCAAGTTCGTAGTAACACAACCGTGGGATATTCAACCAGACGCCACGACTACTTGGGTGCTTCGCTCGGGCAAGTTCTTCAACTTCTGTGGAGGAACCACTATCGCAGGCATCAACGGCTCACAGCGCATTTACGACGTTGCGCTTCTGAGTATGGATGTTCCGCGTACCACGAACATCAGCATTGCCAACTTGCCTGCCAGCTTCAATACGTCGTCCGCTATTGTTAGCCCGAACAGTCGTCAGTTCTCACGAGGCACGGCGAAGTCCGGTGGAGCTTCCACGCTCACCGATACGGATAAGAACTGGAGCTTGTCTTGGGCTAACTTCCAGGTACGTATCCTCAGCGGTACCGGAGCTGGGCAGATTCGCACTATTGCTTCGAGCACAACGACACAACTTACGGTGAGCCCTGCTTGGTCTACACCGCCGAGCACTGATTCTGTGTATGTAATCGAAGCCAATGAGGATTTCACGTACCTCATTGGAAACGGCGCCTCTACCATTTACCGGTATTCGTGGAGCGCGAACACATGGACCGCTCTTGTGCCAACGGTGGCGCGCGCAACTGTTCCTGGTAACTGTCCATCACTGCTCAGCATCGACCAAGAAGATCACCCGCTGTGGACCAATGAAAATGCGTGCCTGAATGGGAGGTACTTGTATTCTTCGAGCGGCACGAACAACACATGGGATCGATTCGACATCTCGACGCTGGCTTGGTCTGTTGCCCCTGGAAGTGGGTCTACCGGTGATGTCATCAATACTGCGGACGGACCCTGTATCTACGCTCACGGATATATTTACTACACCGTAGGCGCGGTGAGTTTTCGCAGGTTCTCTCCTTCCAGGGGACGCATCGACGGCTGGGGCCAGTGGCCGAACGGCCTGGAATACTATGTCTCTGGAGGAGGCGTGAACCGGATGTTCGCTTCGCGTTACACAGATGTGCAAGGGGCGGAGATCCGCAAGGTGTTCTGTGGTGTAGCGAATGGACACAGGGTCAATGTGAAACAGGAGCTCGAGATCTGATGCCGAGCATCTTCGGACTTCGCAAGGGGTTGTACCAGCCTGTATGGGAAGGGTGCTCCGCCACGCCTCTTGGTGACATCGCACTGTTCGCTACCGGCGTGGATTTCTCTCCTGCCGACCTATCTTCACCCGTGGCATCCGCCCTCTTGTGCGCATCTGGCACGGGAAACCAGTGGATGTACTACCCGCAGGACGACGCGTACATTTCAGTCCCTAATCCTGGATTCAACTCACTGTCTGGAGGGACGTGTTTTGCTTGGAACCCGAACGGACCGACCGGCACGGTCTCTTCGGCTACTTCTCTTTCGATCACGACGAACTACACGTCTGTTCGCAACCTAGCGCCGTACGTTCTTCGACTCACTGGCGGTACTGGGGCGGGACAAGAACGAACTGTCTCCGTCAATACAATCGGCGCCAATACTGTTTTTACAGTCACGCAACCTTGGACGGTTACTCCGGATGCTACGACAACTTGGGTACTAAGGTCGGGTAGGCACTACTATCTAACCAACGCGACGATTATCGCTGGGAACTTCAAATACTACGACGTTGCTTCTTACACGTCGGCCAACCTGTCGGTCACAGGTCTACCGGCACAGTGGGCGGCACCGACACTGGCTGGTGATGGCGCCATGGTAGCGCCTAACACTCGTGTGTTCGCGACAGGCACGGCGACGTCTGGTGGGGCATTCACACTTACCAACGCAGCTAAGAACTGGACCCTCTCTTGGGCGAACTTCCAGGTACGTATCACCGGTGGAACTGGTGCTGGGCAAGTTCGTACAATCGCGTCTAGTACAACGACGCAGCTCACAGTTGATACTGCTTGGGCGATCACACCAGACAACACATCGACCTATGAAATCGGGGCGAACGAAGACCATATCTATGTGGTTGGAAGCAACCTGCTCACGATCTTTCGGTACACGATTAGTACGAACACGTGGGTGACACTCTCGCCGTCGGTAGCTCGAACAACTCCAGCTTGTTACGGCTGCACACTGGCGTACATCGACCAAGATCCGAGCCCCCTCTGGAATGATGAGAGTGCGTGTCTCAACGGGCGTTACCTGTATTCAATCGCTGGGGGCAGTGGCTCAACTACGCCCACTTCCGGGTTTGAGCGCTTTGACATCACGAGCTTGGCTTGGTCTAACGCCCCCGGCAGCAGCACTGCGCAATCATTCGGCTTTGGAACTTGTTGGGTGTATGCCTTCGGCAAACTCTACATCAACAACTCTGGTGTGCCGTCGTTCATCACGTACTCCCCATCTAGTGCTAGCTTCTCTCCGTTCTCTTTCTGGCCTAGCGCCAGCAATGGCAGTTTCTTCAGGAGCATCACTGGGTCTAAGCGGATGTTCGCTTCTCAGTATATCGAGAACGGCGTGACCATAAAACGCATCTACTGTGGTGTATGTAACCGTGGCGCAGTGTTCTCCATCCAGGTACTCGAATAATGCCGATTGACTTCAATCTGCGACGTGGTCTGCATCCGAAGCGTTGGGAAGGCGTCCCGTCGGCGGGCAGCTTGATGTCGATCGGGTATTTCATTGTCGCGCCAGACATCTCGAGCTTGTGGCAGGAGGCGCTGAGTATCCCAGACGCTTGTCTGCGGAACTCGCTCACAGGTGCATGGATCGCCATCCCATCAAGTGGGCTTTCCAATACCGGAAACAGTGGAGCTTGTGGCGTTTGGCATCCACACGGCCCGATAGGGACAACCAGCGCAGCGACCGCGACCACGATCACCACTGACCTCTCACCGCTGCGTTCTCTCTCGGGTATTACGATCCGACTCACAGGCGGCGCGGGAGCAGGCCAGGAGCGGGTTATCACAAGCAACACCATCGGCGCAAACTCAGTGATCACCGTCCCTGCCTGGGATGTGCAGCCTGACGCTACGACGACATGGTTGTTGCTGTCTGGTCGATACTACGTGCTGGCCGGCGGAGCATCTCCGTCGATGAAATACTTTGACCCTGTCACATGGTCCTGGTCATCGGCGCTTGCTGGACCCGCAATCAGTCTCGGCAACGAGGGGATGCTCGCCGCTACTTGTTACACCGTGTTTCTATCGGGGCAGGTAGTAACTAGTGCCACCGGAACGACACTGATTACATCCGGGAAAAACTGGGCGGTCAATCAGTGGAAGAACTATCAGGTCAGGATCACGAGCGGCAGAGGCGCGGGCCAGGTCCGAGCCATCATCTCGAACACGCCGGCCCAGCTCACTGTCGCTGCGTGGACGACGACACCCGATATCTCGTCGGTCTACGTCATCGAAGGCAACAGCGATTACCTGTACTTCACCGGCAACTCGTCAACGGTGATGCTGCGATACTCGCGGTCAGCAAACACATGGAGCTCGCTTGCTGCAGCGCCCGCAGGAACGACAGCAAGTCTGCACCACATCGATCGCGAGCCAGATCCTTCGTGGTCGCTCGAGTCCAACTTCCTGAATGGGCGGTATCTCTACTCGCTGCGCAACGGCTCGGGCGGGCCGATCTACCGATACGATCTCACCGCCGACACATGGTCCCAGGTTGTCTATTCTCCTAACGCTGAGACGATCGACATCGGCTCTACCACCCTGTACGTGAACGGCATTCTCTACGTGCAGAAGAACGCCTCCGCGACAGGATATAGGTGGTTCAAGTTCTATCCCAGCACAAGCGTGATGGTGCCCTGGACGGCCCTTGCATGGAGCAACAATCTGCTGTCTGCGGGCCAACGTGCGTTTGCGACCAGTGTGACCGGCCCCAACGGCCTGACCTATTACCACTTTCACCAGGTGTGCCCGTCGGGTATCGCTGCGGTGAACCCGATCTTTCGCATGCAGGAGATCCCCTGATGCCGATGGCATACAATCTCCGGAGCGGGTTGTATCTTCCGTCGTTTGAGGACATGGCGCCGCCTGTTTTTGGTGGAACCACGGGCGGCAATCTCTGTGGGACGCACTACTCAGACCCGTACCAACCGATCCTGGGTCTCTACGGGCAAACAACGGCAACGCTATACAACACCCAGGCAGATAGCTGGTCAGCGTTGCCGAGCCCTGCGTGGCCTGCTTTCGGCGCCGGCAATGCGTTGTGCTGGAATCCTAACGGGCCAACCGGCACGGTCAGCGCTGCGAGTTCAAACAGCATCACAACGAACTACACCGCGCTCCGAAACCTCGTCGGCTACAGCATCCGTATTCTGTCAGGCGCGGGTGCGGGACAAGAGCGGGTGATCGCCACCAACTCCGTTTCGGCGAACAGCAAGATTATCGTCACCGTCCCGTGGGATGTACAACCAGACGCGACCTCGACATGGGTCATTCGCAGTGGTCGTTTCTACGCGCTCGTCGCTGGAACACTCGCGGCTGGCTACTTTCGCTATTTCGACTTTGCATCGCACACGTGGACCAATCTATTGGTCACAGGTTTGCCTGCCACGTGGGGCACGAACGGGCGCATGGTGGCGCCTTGCTGCTCAGTGTTCTCCACAGGAGCGGTGACCTCAGCTTCGAGCAACACAATCTCGGCTTCGGCGAAAAATTACGGCGTGAATCAATGGACCAACCATCAGGTCCGGATTCTCACTGGAAAGGGCGCTGGACAGATCCGCACAATCGCCAGCAATACGGCGCAACAGGTGACAGTGACAGTCGCCTGGACGGACCAGCCAGACAGCTCGTCGATTTTTGAAATCGGCGGTAATGAGGACCACATCTATCTGTCAGGCAACGCCTCTGCCACACTGTACCGATATTCGATTAGCGCGAATACTTGGACGACGCTGTCTCCTGTAGTTGTCAGGGCAGGTACGGCAACGCTCGGTACGTCGTTTGACCTGGTAGACCAGGAGACTGACCCTACTTGGGTCGACGAGAGTAACTACATCAACGGGCGATACATCTACAGCTTTACCGCTGCGGGCACCAATGCACTTTATTACTACGATCTTGTAGCGAACACTTGGTGGAACGACCCAGCTGGTGGAGGAGGAAACACTTTTTCTTACGCGGGCCGTGGGCCTGTTTTCAATCTCGGCACCCACTCGATTCAAGTAGGGGGAAAGATCTATCTCGACCAGGGCGGGCTAGGCCCTTGGTATAGATTCTCACCACCAAAAAACCTTCTTGAACCCTATGGTTTTCGCGTACGCGCACAGAACGCCCTTGTTGACGGAAACAAGATCGCAACACGTTCTGTGGTGATCAACGGCACAAGGGTGGCATTCGTGTACATGCAGCCCACAAGCTCGCAGTCATTCCACCGATTCCAGGTGATCCCGTTATGCCCGACCTATCGCCGCTCCATGTACCGATCGCTCCGCATACCGAGACGATGTGTGTGCTTCCTGGCGGGTCTAGCTTCGGGAACGGTAGCACCTTGTGTGGCCCGCATTACTCAGACCCGCACCAGCTGTTTCTACTTCTGGTCATCAGCACAGCGGCAGCACTGTACAATCCCAAAACCGACGGTTGGGTGTTCACTGTCAATCCCGCGTTCTCTGGCACATTGGCGATTGCGGCCGTCGCGTGGAACCCGAACGGCCCCACCGGTACTGTTTCCGCGGCGACGCCCGACAGCATCACAACGAACTACACGGGCACGCGCGACCTTGGGCAGTACACGATTCGCATCACGGGAGGCACCGGGAAAGGCCAAGAGCGTGTTGTCAGCTACAACACAATCGGAGCTAGCAGCGCTTTCACGGTCACCCAGCCGTGGGATGTACAGCCTGACGCTACCTCCACATGGGTGCTCCGCACCGGGCGCTTCTACGTGTTCACGTCCACAGGGACGGTTATTGGATTCAAGTATTTCGACGTAGCGTCGATGGCTTGGACCACTCTGTCAACGACAGGTGTTCCGAGCACGTGGACGACAAGCGTGGCCATGTGTGCACCGCACTGTTCTGTGTTCGTCACGGGCACAGCAACATTCGGTGGAGCCAGCACGCTCACGAACGCAGCGAAGAGCTGGCTAGTCAATCAGTGGTCGAACCAGCAGGTACGTATCACTGGCGGTACTGGCGCGGGTCAGACGCGCACGATCTCTAGTAACACGTCAGACACGCTCACCGTCTCTTCAGCGTGGTCAGAACAACCAGACAACACATCCGTCTACGAGATCGGCGCGAACGAAGACTACATCTATTTGATTGGAAACAGCGCGGCCACGCTATACCGATACTCGATCAGCGCGGGCACGTGGGTGACGATTTCGCCGGTGGCTGCACGTGGCTCTGGAACCAATGGCGGAAACTGTCTGATCAGCATTGACCAGGAAACAGACGCGTTCTGGACAGACGAGACGAACTACCTCAACGGCCGGTATCTCTATGCGTTTCGAGGTGGCTCGACCGATCACTTGGCGTACTACGACGTAGCTTTCAACACGTGGTTCAACGACGTCAGTACCGGAGGTGCAAACCCCATCAGTTACGTTGGCCGTACAGCGTTCGGCCAGGGGTCGTCGATGACGTACCACGACGGGGTTGTCTACATGCACGCTGGCAACAGTGGGTTCACTTACAAGTTCTATCCGGCTAGGAACTACATGGAGCCGTGGGCACGCGTCACGCTTGCGCAATCAGGGACGTTCGACGGGAACAAGCTGGCCGTCGCACGCTACGTGTCTGGTAACAAGATCGTGAAGTTCATTTATCTCGGCATGTGCGGCCTCACGAACGTGGTCAGGCTACAAGACTTCTGAGCCATGCTCCTCGACCTTCTCCCCCTACTAAGCATCGAGTGGTACATCACCGGCCGCGCTGTCGGGGCTGGCGTAGCCTCGTGTGAGGGGCAGAGGGCTATCAGCCTTTCCGACTCCGCGATTGGTGCAGGAACGACAACCGGGGAGACCAGCCTGGCTTACGGCTCCTCTGGCTCGGCGATCGGGCTTGGGATTGTTTCCGGTGTGGACAGCCTGGCTTTCAACCTGAATGGGGAGGCCACCGGGCTCGGAGCAATGGCAGGAAACGCACAGCTCGGAATGTGCGTTAGTGGCAGTTTGATTGGCTCTTCCGATGCTTCGGCCGTGTGCTCCCTCGCTTATGGCGCGGAAGGAGAAGCCATCGGGCTCGGCGTGGCTCAGGGTGCCGTACAGACGTACGTGACCTGCTCGGGAACGGCGATCGGGCAAGGAATCACGACGGCCGTCGTACAGCTGGCCTACTGTGTGAATGGGGAGGCTATCGGGGCAGGGGTTGCCTACGTCTCGATTGTCCGTGAGTTCCTCCCCAGCCAGCCACCGGTTGTCACTTTCCGCACGGAAGCCGTACAGACGCAGCCAAGCGTGCTCGTCTGCTATACGAAGAGCTACCAACCCTCGGTCACCTGCGTGCCAACACTAAGGACCTCACAACCTGGGCTTCTGTGCAAGATCTCCAAAGACACTCAGCCTATGGTTCTTGTGGCCGCAGCGGGCTACCCTAAGCCTCAGCCACCCGTGACCACCTTCACAGCAGAAAGGACGTAAACGTGTCTATCACAGTCTCTTGGACTTTTGACCCGTCTGTACCGATCACAGAGTTTGAACTGTCCAAGTCGGCCGATGGGGAGACATGGGCAAGCCTGGCAACGATTGCATATTCGCTATCAGGGCCAAACTACAATCGAAACAAGAAGGCTTTCGAGTACGTGGACGTCTCCGGATCTCCCGGGGAGGTATACAAGATCGTGTCTATCGGGGACAACGGCACCAGCGAGCCCACGTACCTGATAGCCGGAGGGTACAACCTTGAAAAATGTACAGTCGTTGGCTACTTGGTCGACACTGTTGGCGGTGTTGATACTGACACTCCTATCCGTGTTTCCTCGGCGCCTGTTGATGAAAGCCGATGGCTACACAACGACGGAGGCGTGTTCTCTCAGAACAGCTCGAGTGTCGGCGTGCTCAGCCACTACACCACCGTCTACCCGAACGCGGAAGGGATCTGGCAGGTCACACTGATCCAGGGAACCGTTGCACTCGTAGAGATTCCTTCGCTGCAATACCAACACGCATTCGAGGTGCCGAAGAAGTCCCTGGTGAACATCCGGGATATCCCGCAGATTCGCGGCAGGGACCTGAATGGTATCTTCCCGAACATGCAAGGGTTGCCGGCCAACATCCCGAGGGGATAAAACGAGCAATAGACTTTTACGAAAATCGTGCTAATGTATGTTCGAGCTTCACGGCATGCCGCTGTGAGGCTCGAGCTGTTTCTGGCATGGTGAGAACATGAAGAACGAATCGATCTACATCGATACGCACAAGTGGATCCCCGTTGGGATCCTGAAGGACCCACACAAGCTCGTTGCGGACCTAACAGTGGAGAACCTGAGCGTCACCTCCGCCGCCACATGGGGGCAGGCAACGAACAAGCCGCGGTTCGAGGAGCTATACCAGTTCTCAGAAGACGGGGAATGGGTGCGCGTACCCCGCGGATACCAGCCCGACGTCGTCGATGGCTGGCAACCTTCTTTTTACGGTCCGTACGTGGACCACGTGAACGCGATCAATGAGGCCGGGCACAAGGAAAAGCCTTGGCCGATCTTCCGGCGCACACTCAGGGAGAACCAGCTAGCACCGGCTCAGGCGCTCAAGTCACGTCGTGGACTAGACGCCCTTCTGTGCCTTGGCTGCGGAAAGGGTAAGACCTCCCTGGCTCTATGGCAGTGCTCCAACATCCGGGGGAAGACCCTGATCATCGTCGATCGGGACTTCATCCTCCACCAATGGATCAAGGAGATCCGCGACTGCTACTGGTATATCCCCAGCCTGGTAGGCATCATCCAGGGGGAGGAGCATCAGACCGTTGGCGAGCATTTCACCGTCGCCATGATCAACACTCTTCGCGATCGAGCTGACGATTACGACGAGGAGTTCTTCTCGCAGTTCGCACACGTGATCGTCGATGAGGGGCACGTCTTGGCCTCGGAGACTTTCAAAACCGTGCTACCGCGATTTCTTGGTACTCGTCTGATCCTGACGGCTACCCCTGATCGGAAGGATGGGCTAGCTCCTCTTTTTCAGTATCACGCCGGCGGGCTGGATCCCGTCTACGTCGACGTGACGCCAAACATGACCTCTGAGTGGGTCATTCGACGGGTTCCACCGATTGTCGATGATAGCCGGATGTACAAGCGTGTCCCTGGGATGCGCGATCGTTTTGGCGACCCTGTACTGTCGCTCATCAGGCCCAAGTTCGACACGGCGGCTTGTTCGAGTGACGCCATGAACCAGATCGTCCTCAACGACGTGGATCACTACCTGCGTCTAGGGAAGCGAATCATGGTGCTTGGCCCACGCGTTGAGCAGCTCGAGCTTTTGGCCCAAGCCTGCGAAGACTCCGGCGTGAAGGCGGGGTTGGTCACCGGGAACGTCCACAAGCTCAAGGACAGGCTCGAGGCTTTCAAGGAGGACGTGATGTTCATCACGGACAAGATCGCCTACAAGGCACTAGACATCCCTGGTCTTGACACGATCATCAACATGTTCCCTACCAGGGATGCCAACTTCCTACGTCAGGCGAAGGGGCGTGGTGACCGCTTGAAGGTCGGCAAGGCTCAACCCCTCTTCATCTGCTACTCGCACGCTTACGTCAGGTCACTGGCTCGCGTTGAGAGCGACATGATCGACGTCATCAAGGAGATTGATCCCGGAGCGAAGGTATCAGTGGTAAATGTTCGGGTGTGAAGATTTCTCACCGACGACACCCTACCTGGAACACCGAGCTAAGGTATGTAGACGCCGAGGGCTCGGACCGTGTAGCAAAGGGGAAGACTTTCGACCTGGAGGGGAGGAGGATAGACCTCTTCCCTTCTGGGGTTCTGTGCGCTGTTCTTCACAGGCAGCGAAAGTGTCTGTACACATGGGAGGAGAAGTTCGGATTTCCTCCCGCCCTTTTTCGCGTAGAGGAAGATGGCCAAAAGAACAGGTGGTATAGCCGTAACCAGCTGATGGCCATCATCCTGATCTACGAAAAGATGGGGAGGTTGAAGGGAAAGAATCGAAGCAAGCTGACGACGTTCATTCGTGCTGTGCGCGCCGTGTTCTACACGGTTGATAGACCAATCGAAATCCGAAAGAAGGAATCCAATGTTGGATGAAAGCCAAATCTCTGAGATGAAGATCGAGGCCCTTATCAAGTACATCTCTGACGGGGCAAACAAGCTGAGCACTGTCTCCCGACACTCTGTGGAGGCAGCACGCCCGGTTGTAGGGATATGCGTCTTCAACGACGGATCCGCATGGGCCAACGTCATCATCTCTGGGTCAGACGTGAAGAAGACTGGCACTGACCTGAAGAGCTGCCTCGAAAGCCTGGCCAAGGAGGTATCAGATAAGCTGAACTCTCTTCTCGAAACCCTGGAGGACTTCGCGCGAACACACTCTGCGTCTTCTGATAGGCTCAAGAAGGTGTCCGCTAACATGGCCCGAGCAAATAACATCCCGGAGACCTGAGACAATGAGTTCAACTGACCTTCAAACCCTGCTCCCCACACGCAACAAGCCACACCGCGAAAAGGGAACTATTCCGCTTTTCATCGTTGGCGGGATCTTGATCCTGGTTGCCATCATCTTGAGCTTCGTCTCCGGATGCGCGTCTAGCTCGTCATCGGCTGCGATGGCGGCAAAGGTTGTATCCAATGAAGCAGCCGTGACCCTGGAACAGGTGCAGAAGGCTGAGCATGAGCGCGTCCGATCTGCCGCTCGCGTGGCGTGGGAGGTGTGCAAACAAGAGGAACGCGAGGCGTTGCTGGCTTGTCGTACCTCTGCCATCGCAGACACGCTCTACAAGGCTCAGGAGCGCGCCGATGCCATCAACAAGGCCGTGACCGTCCAGCGCGCTTTGGCGATGCTCTTGACGGCTTGGGAGGCCGGTAATGGGGCACAGAAAGAGGCCGTCATCAAGACCATCATCGCTTCCCTTCCAGAGCTTCAGGAAGCCATCACCAAGATCAGGGGGTTCTGACAATGGACGACAAGGCAGCATTCCTCATTGGACTCATCATCAAGGTTGTGCCTGGGTTCCCGGCAGCCCTATCCCCTTTTCTTGAAGCCATTGTCCGCGTCTTGCTAGCTGTTGTGCCCCACGTCATCAACGGTACCAGCAAGGACGAGATTGAGCGTCTAGCAGCCGAGGAGATCAAGAAGGCTGACTACTTCGATCTCGAGGTGGATAGGTCTGAGCTACTCGAGGAGGCGAAGAGGGATAATCAGAGCTAATAAGCATTCGTGCTATTCTCTGATCTGAAAGGAGAGACCTGTGGATCGAAAACACGTAGACGCATTGGTGAGCGAGCTTGAGGTCGCTGAGAAAGACCTCGAGGAGGTGCAGCAGTGGCACCAGGAGGCTTTGCTAGCCATCGAGAACGCCAAGGAGAGGCGAGACCAACTCCTCGAGAATCTCAAGAGGGAGGTCTACACGAAGAACGGCCCTCCTCCTGGAGTACGTACCAACACACTCAGGGTGGACGGGACCACCCATGAGCTTTCCGTCGTCTATCCGAGGAGCAAGCCTTTTTACGTTCCGGCTGCCCTACCCCCGAGGCTGTTCACACAGTTCCCTCTGATCATCCTTGAGGTAGACACCGAAGCTGTGGAGAGGATCAAGGCTGAGGTTGAACCACAACTAGCCGAGAAGATCCTACAAGCCCGTAAAGACGGTGCTTGGCAGACTCCACGAGTCTCGTTCAAGAAAAAGAGCTAATCAATGAAACCAACCCTTCCGCCGAAGCTACCACCAGCCCGTGCCATCAGGCCGAAGTCAGGTGAGCTAGCGTACAGCAGTGTCACCACACACAAGGCAAAGGACGGGGCCGAAACCGTTCTAGCCAGCGATGAGGAGTCTCAGGAATGGCCAGCTAAGGTGGACCAGAATGCTCAGGCTGGCGTTAGCTTGGGCTATACGATTCCTGGTCCACCTGGATCCTACGCGTCTGTACGTATAGACGTGTTCGTTTCTTTGCCTACTACACCTGACAGGGTTCCTCAAACGCTAGACGTAGCTACTGCGATGGCTGAGAAGAAGGCGGAACAACTGAACGCCTCGGCTGTCGAGTTCTTCCGACGCTGGAAGTAGCTAGACTCACGTACGTACACGAGTGCGTGTACGCGTAGCGCGTGTGTGCCTGTACGTGCACGCACGCGTTTTTCTTATTCTTATATCTCTTAGATATGATCCTATATAGTATATATATATATATAACGGGTGCGCACGCACACATACGCACGTACGTATATCGCGCGCGTACGCGGGAGGTCCCTGCTAGACCAGACCTGGCGAAATGAGAAGAAGCGTAATGTGCGCTAACTCATTTCTCTGGCCTCAAACTGGTTGTTTTTGGCTGAGAAACCACAAAACGATTTATTGACACTTTTGTTTTACTCGGGCATCATGGCTTTCGTTCGAGATTGACCCAACCCAAGGAGACAGCAATGACCGGTATCGTACTGCCACCACGTGGCGTTCCCGTAGGCAAGCCAGTGACACTCAAGCAGCTCGAGGGCATCTGGGCATTCGTCAACGCCGACGATGCAAACAAGCGCGATGTTGTGCTGACTGCCAATCAGCTCGAGTTCACTGACCGCAAGACTTTGGCTCTCCCGTCTAGCACCGGAACCAAGGAATACGGGTTCTCAGATCACGGCTTTGACGGACTGGCTACCCTGCTAGACATCCCGTCGAAATACCTGAGCAAGTGCCCTGTGACTGGCCGGGGTGGAATGAAAGACCAGATCGAGATGCGGCTCGAGAGCAATGACACCCGCAGCTTTCTCGTGCGGATTCGAGAGACCGAGGAGGACAACAAGGTTCACGGGACGATCCGAGCCGTGTTGCCTGGCACCCATGTAGCTTTCGACAACAGGCACCTGTTGCAGGCTGTGGAGCGAGCGCTCAAGGGTGGCGAAGGAACCCATTGGACAATCATGGGATCCAACATCACCAGCCCGAAGGAGGTGGAGCGCGAGCTGAATCTTCGTCTAGTCCGAAAGGCGATGTTTCAGCCGTTGCAGGGGCTAGACATTGACGACCCGCACCAATCTGGGTTCCACGCCCGGACGTCCGAAATCGGGCTTGGGAACATTTCGGTGCAGAGTCTCGTCTACCGTCTCCTCTGCACGAACGGGCTCATGGGCATGGACAGCCGGGGAGAGACGTTCCGCTCCAGGTTCGACAAGATGCCACATGAGGCGAACCCGCTCATTCAAGAGGCGATCATGGCGTCTACACGCCAGGAGGAGGCGGTGGCAGACATCTTCCAACGAGCCTACGCCGAGGAGGTGGCTGAGCCTACCACGTCTATCTTCATGCTTGGCCGGCAAAAGCGCCTGCCTGAGCCGCTGATCGAGCGAGCTGTCGAGCTGTTCGCCAACGAGAACCAGCCGCACAACAGGTACGGCATGCTCCAGGCGTACACCTCGGCCGCGAAGGAGTACCCACTGGCAGAGCGAGCCAAGTTGGAGGAGACGATCGGGGCTGCTTTCTTCCAGGGCTCCGGAGGCCGTTCTCGCCGCCGACATGCCGAACCGGCTACCGTCTGACCCACGGCAGCGCTATCGCTTCACCAAGCCCCGGTCCCGTGGCAGTAACGCGGGCTCCGGGGCTTTACCATCTGGAGACCCAACCCAATGGCTGATAGTAGTGATTTCGAGGTAGCACTCATTTCTCGCATCATCGAGGACAAGGACATCCAGACCGCGATCAAGCAGAAGATCACGCCGGACTTCTTCTTCGATCCGCTGTGTCGAGCGGCGTACGTGTTCTTGATCGGGTGGTACAACAACCCGAAGTACACCGCTGTCCCCTCATGGGAATCGTTCACCCACAGCTTCCCAGGGTTCGAGCCCAACCTGATGGAGGAGGCTGTCGTAGCCATCTGCGACAAGGTGAGGGAGGCCAAAGTCTACAGCGACATGTCGCTTGGTCTAGCCCGCGTCGGCGACATGGCGGCAACTGATCCGATTGCCGCTTTCCACGAGATGCAGCGTCTAGCATCACACCTCACTGCCGAACACTCGGTGGATCAGGAGATTAGCCTCGAGTCTCACCTGCAAACGATCAGGCAGGGCTACGAGGATATGAAGAGCGGAAAGACTGGTGGCCTGAAGGGCAAGGCTTACCCGTACCCTGCTCTCAACGAGGCGACTCTCGGGGCATTGCCAGGCCAGCTCATCACGGTGTATGGGCGGCCGAAATCGGGCAAGACGAATATTGCACTGAATATCGCCTACACCTGGCAGGCCGCCGGGGATAAGGGCCTGATATTCAGTCAAGAGCTGACCTCAGAGGAGGTTGCACAGCGCTACGTAGCCCTCACGGCAGCCGTCCACTTTGGCAAGTTCCTTCGTGGACAGCTAGACGATGATGCAGAGGCAGCATTCTACGAGGTGTGTGACTCGTTCGCCGAGAATCCTCCTGTCGTCATTGGTATGCTCGAGCAGACTGGCGAGGCAGCGCTCCTCGAGCTTGAGGCGAAGATCGACGAGCATCGTCCGGATTACGTGGTGCTAGACGCCATGTACTTCCTGGCTGATGACTGGAAGATGCTCGCCATCATCACACGCGGACTCAAGCGAATCGCCAGGATCAAGCGGGTGAAGATTCTCATCACCACGCAGGCGAACCGAACCAAGATCAAGGGACGCCAGGTTGGCGAGGGGGCAGACGACGTCGCCTATGGGGACAGCGCCTACCAGGACAGCGACCTCGTTCTGCGCATCACGAGCGACATCGAGAACCGGAAGAACTCTGAGGTGCTCATCGAGACGGCAGCAATCCGAAACGGCACGTTTACCGCTTTCAAGGCCCACATGAAGCTATACGTTTCGATGGGCCAGAAGGAGGTGGTCGTCGACCCATCGGATCCTGATGTCGACTTCGACGCTGAGGAGGCGATCGAGAAAGACATCAAGGACGCAGAGGAGAACGCAGAGGACTACGCACCAGACGGTGACGCAGAGGCAGCATGAAAAACGAGCAGCAGAGGCGGGACTACTCTAGCTACATCGAGACGTTGCTAGACGGCTACCAAGTCAGGATGGTTGGAGCTAGGTACCGCTCCTGCTGCCCTTTGCCAACGTGTAATAGCGAGAACAACCTAGCTTTCTCGATCACGCCAGAGGGTCTCTGGAAATGCTTCGTCTGCGATCAGAGCGGGGGGATGCTTCAGCTCCTCGCGAAGATGCACGGGGTTCCGTATAGCCAGGCAGAGGTACTGCTGGCTAGCGCCCCGCTTGTACGCGGGACCATGGAGGGGTTCAAAGTAGGACCACTCCGACCCAAGGAACAGCGAAGCTACGAGATACGGCCGGAGGCGGAGGTTGCAGCCTATCGGCGATACTGCCCTGACTATCTCGTCAAGCGCGGATTCTCCCGATCCATTCTGCGCAAGCACGAGATCGGCTACGACATACACAGTGCGAGGATCACGATCCCGATCCGTGACTGGGAGAAATACCTCGTAGGGATGACGTATAGGCTCGATTTTGATGACCCGAGTCGGCCGAAATACTGGCACGACAACTTCAACAAGAGCGAGCACCTGTACGGATTCCACTTTGTGGCTGGTGTGAAGCTGGAAGCTTTTGCACTCGTGGAGGGGCAGCTAGACAGGGCAAGACTAGATCAGCTTGGGATCCCAGCGGCAGCACAGATGGGATCCAGCCTTTCTGATGCCCAGGTGCAGGTGATGAACAAGCACCTAGACACTGACATGCTGATTCTTTGGTACGACAACGACGACGCTGGAAGGGAGGCTGCGAAGAGGGCACAGAAGAAGCTGGTTTCAACTCGATTCGGAAGGAACATGCACGTTGCTGTCTACCAGGAGAAGGATCCTGGTGAGATGAACGAGCGGAGCAAATACACGTTCGAGCACTGGACTCGATCGTTGTTTGATCCTGCAAAACGTGCTAATCGTGGATTCGTCGCTCCGCGTTTTGCGGGCACATCGGCAAGGAAGGCAAATCATGGGTTTTCGTCAAGGTAAGCAGGCACAGGACGCAGCACGGCCGAGGGGTGGTTCGGGGGGCGGAGGAAACAACGGCCGAAAGCTCATCCTTTTCGATAGGGAGAGCGCGATCGGCTACATCTTCGGCGATATTGAGAACGACAAGGCCCCGGAATACTTCGATGGTCACTTCATCGAACGTCTCCAGCCTGGCAAGCAGCAGCAGGTTTGCGGGGACGGGGTAGAGGGGCACGCTGGCTGCGTATTCTGCCACTGCAAGAACAAGAACGGCGACAGGAACATCAACAACAACAGCCGTGGTGCATTGGCCTTCGATGACCGATCGCCATTCCACAAGCTGGAGAAGGAGGTTCGCGTTCTCCGCACTGGGGCTCAACCTGGCTCCACCAAGGCGGATGACTACCGAACCACGAAATACCCGGCGTGCAAGGGAGCTCGAAGGGGGTGCCAGTTCTGCGCCGGAGGGAGCGAAATCTCCTATGGCGGCTACAAGTTCCTGGAGCTTACGGCTAGCCACTTCGACGCACTGATCGCACAGAAGGAGGACGTGCGAAGCATCTGCCGTAGCTGCGGCAAGACGGACGAGGTAGACGGCGGCGGGACTATCCAGGTTGCTTCGTACAGCTGCCCTCACTGCCAGGCTGAGCTAGACGCACCGAACAACGGCGTGTCGAAATGCCGAGCCTGCAAGCTCACTCTGGTTCCCGTGGAGACGCTCTCTTGCTCTGCTTGTGGAGAGACAGACGCACAGCGAGCGATGTTTGGTGACTTCCTTTGGAAGATCACACACGTGGGCAGCGGCAAGAACACCCGCTATACATTCGAGAGGGTGAAGTTCGCTCCACTGTCACAGGAGGAGATCGACAAGGCCGACGAGGCTGGCATGTACGATCCGAAGACGGTGCAGAACGCTTTTCAACCCCTCTCCTCGGAACAGCAAGCAGCATTGCTCGGCATCCCCAGCCCGTTTCAAACTGAGGGCCACGGGGCCAGTGAGTACACAGAGGTAGACGACGAGGCGTACGCCGGAGGGGAGACCGAATACGTCGAGATCGAGCGTGTGAACCCACCAGCCCGCACCGGTGCTTTCTCGAGCAAGACGCCACCACGTGTACCGCCGAAACTCCCGCCTCGCGGGGCACCACCGGCAGGACGGCCAGCGGGTAGGCCAAGGTTCTTATGCACTGGAGCGATCCTCCTCACAGGATCGACGTCTACAGGACCGCCGGGGAGGCTCGCAAGCTCCTGGCGGTTCTTTTGACCCGCTCTGTTGTAGCTGTGGACAGCGAGTGGGTGGACTTCGATCTAGACAAGCACCCAGCTTACAACGCGCGTCCTTTCTGTTTCACGTTCGCCTACAGGGACGACAAGGGTCACATGATTCTTGCCTACCTACAGACTGACGGACCTGGGAGCGACGGAAACACCAGGCTGCTAGACCCTTTCTGGCATGAGCCTAAGATCCGGAAGATTGGTCACAACGTACCTGTCGACTGGCACGTCATCGTCAACGAGGGAGCAACTCCTGTAAACTTCTGTACAGACACTATGGTCATGGACTTCTTGTTCAATGAGAACAGGGAGTACAACCACGGGTTGAAGGAGTGTGTTCGCGACCATCTTGGAAGGCTAGACCGAGAGCCATACGCCAAGAAGTTCGGAATCCCTAGGTTGAAGAAAGACGGCACACCATACGCAAACGGGGCTGTTGACATCCCGTCCCTGCGCGACGTTTGCTCAACGGAGGAGGGGTTTCAAAAGCTGGTTTCCTACGCCGTGAATGACTCTTGGGATACTCTGTCGCTATACGAGTTCTACTGCGAAAAGCTGTCGGCCGTACCCTGGGTGAAGGGAAAGTCGATGCTAGACTTCTTCTACGATCACCAATGCAAGGTCACCGACATCATCGAGAGGATGGAACGCAATGGGATGCCGATCGACGTCCCATTTTTGCGTGAGATTATCCTCAAGGCAGAGAGGGATGTTTCTGAGTACGAGGCGAAAGCTGCTGAGTACCTTGGATGCCCTATTAACGTTAGGTCCTCCCCGCAGATGCAACACTTGCTATACGGGGAAGGACCTAAGCAGATCATGAAAGGAAAGAGGGTTCTCTTCACCATTCATGGCAACGGATGGCCCGTACTCCAGACCACAGACTCCGGAGCCCCTGCCACCGGTGGCGAGGTGATCATGGAGTTGCGTTGGCACCTGACGCAGAAGCACCTGATCAACCAAGTGCAATCAGACTGGCTCGAGGTACTCGTCAAGCTAGGAAAGACTCGCACACAGCTCACGTACATGGAAGCACTGCTAGACCATGTAACTAGGGGCAAGGTTCGCAGCCGTATCAATCAGATCGGGGCTACTTCTGGACGATGGTCTAGCGCCTCGCCAAACCTGCAAAACATCTCCACTGGCGAAAAGGACATCTACCACCTACGTGACGCCTTCGTCCCGTCTGACGGCTATACATTGGTGGTAGCCGACTACAGCCAGCTCGAATACCGTTTGCTGGCTCATTTCAGCCGTGAGCCAAAGCTGGTGAAGATGTTCAAGGAGGGCTGGGATCTTCACAGCCTCACCGCCTACAACATCTTCCCGAGAATCAAGGAGGCGGTGCTGGCCAAGTTTGGGGAGCTGTGTACAGATGGGCTCAAGTGGCTAAAGGAGGAGTTCGAGGACGATCGAAAACGAGCTAAGACACTAAACTTTGAGATCATCTACGGCGTAGGGTACAAGACACTGGCCCTACAGCTCGACATCTCCGAGGCCGAGGCAAAGCGCATGATTGACGGGTGGTTCCGTGGGTACTCCCACGTCACTGCCTGGATGGAGCGGATGAGGGCTGAGGCTCGCTCAGGACGGCCGGTGTACACGCTCATGCGAAGGCAGCGCAGGGCGAGCAGGCACCGGATCAACAGCGAGAACAAGGGCACACGAGGCGCAGAGGAACGCACCTTGGTGAACGCTATCATCCAGGGGTCTGCGGCAGACGTCTGTACGTACGCCATGCGAAAGCTAGACTCTGACCCTGAGCTTCGCTCCATGGGTTACCGGATCATCATGCAGATCCACGACGAGATTGTTTCCGAGGTTCTGAAGCCTTTCGCGGAAAGGGCTAAGGCCCGCGTGAAGGAAATCATGGAGAACCTGTTTGCAACCCCACTACTGGTGCCGCTGCCTGCAACCGTAGGAACTGGACCCGCGTGGTCCGTAGCCAAGGTGTAAAATGTCCGAGATGAAGATGGATCCAGAGACCAAGAAAGCGTTTCACGCGGCTCAACGGAGAGCCATCATTCTGGTGAAGACAGCGGAGAGGGAATCCCGAGAAGACCCAAAGCACTACTTGCCAAGGACACACGTCCTGCGAACCCTTCTTGGCAGCACGCTAGCTGAGGTCGAGGTTCTGGAGGCTTGTGAGCAGGAGATCCGCGAACCTGGAGGACCTACGGCAGCAAGGGCTGGCAGGGTCTATCAGGAGCGAAGTACGTGCCTGATGAACATCGCCGTTTTGACGGATACGTATCGCGAATACGTCGACAAGATCTTCTCCGGCAATGAAGGCAGGTGACACCCTGGCCGCCGTTACTCGAATGCTTGGGATTCGTGAATGCGGCGGATGCCAGAAGCGGAAAGAGGCAATGAATCGCGTGGACCTTGATGGTCCGATAACCGTTGTAATGCGTGATTTGGCTGAGGCAATCCTGCACCCGGAGCGTTCAAATGGCGGCGAAGAAAACAATCGGTCAGAAGAGGGCGGAACGTCAGAAGGCGGAAGCGACCGTAAAGACGGCCCCAGCGATCGGAGGTGACAGGATAGACAAGTTTATCGCTGCAACCAACCGCCGACTTTCTCCAGGAGGAGGGCACATCTTCCGTGGGTCAGCCATCATGGAGAAGCAGTTCAAGCGGGAGCCATCAGGGATCGGCACCATTGACTGGGTGCTAGCCGGGGGAAGGCCACAAGGTGTTCTCATCGAGCTTGGCGGCGAATACAGCGTAGGGAAGACCACCCTGGCTATCCACCTTGCCGCCGAGGCACAGAGGGTGGAATGGCAGAAAGAGCCCTACAAGCGGAAGGGCATTCTTTGGGTTGCCCTAGAGCCTTTCTCGAAACGCTGGGCTCGAGAGAACGGGTTGTTCATCCCATTCTGCGAGGATGAAATCCTAGACGAGGAGACCGGGGAGATGCGCCCGATCGATCCGTTCTCCGCGGCGAGTGAGCTCGAGCTGTTCCGAATGGAACAGGCAGGCATCACAGACCCGTATAGCGAAATCTGCCCCGTTGTTGTCATCGAGGACCAGCGAGGGGACTACGCGCTGCAACAGGTGGTCGAAGCGGTCAAAGAGAACATCTTCGTCATCATCGTTGTTGACTCTCTTGGCCTCGTTCGGTCGACGCAGTTCCTGGCTGAGAACGGCGTTCAAGATGCAGGAGACTTCCCGCGAGAACCGAAGATCCTCAGTGACTACACGGCTCGTGTGTGTCTAGCCCTAAACGGCAGATACGACGAGAACGGGATGCCGGCGAATGACGGTCAAAACCTGAACACCACGTTCGTGCTGAACCTGAACCAGATCACGGCCGTCGTTGGCGGGAACGCAAGGGCGGCTCACAAGGTGGTCGCGATGAAGGGAGGCAACGGGATCAAGCACAACCATCACGCAATCCTGTTCGCCTCGAAGGGCAAGCAGTTCCAGGTAGAGCTGCCTGGGGGCGGCTACTACACGTACGGCTATGAGATGCGGATCCTCTGCCTGAAGAGCAAGATCGGCAAGCCCTGGCGAGACGGTACAATCGACGTCTACTTCGCGGACTACGGACCGTTCAGGGCTGGCGACTTCGACACCGTCAAGGACTGGGTGGACCACGCAGTTCTTCGAGGCGTCATCGAGCGTAGCGGCGCTTGGCA